CATAGACAGTATTTCCCATACCGACCATTTTATATACTATACGCATATATTTTATTGCTTCGCTTATATAATTAATTGCTTCGCTTATATAATTTCCTAAAAAGATTTAAATATAATTTGTGCTAAATATATAAAAAACAATGGAAGGTACTGATATGGACAATAGTGATGTGATGAAAGCTATATTACAAGACGGTGATGTCGTAAAATGTGGTGATAATTTAATTTTCAATCCATTTAATAGTGAAAATACCGAGATTACATTGAACGATGTTCAATCTATTCTTAATCGTTATGGCATTAAAGCGCCGGTACATAACATAGAGCTCTATAAACGCGCTTTTATTCACAGTTCCTATACGAAACGGTCACACCACGAGAATTTAAGCAATAATATTACCATCATGCCTTGCCCAGCTGATTGTTTGCCGCTAAAAACCAAATCCAATGAACGCCTCGAATTTATTGGCGATGGTGTGCTCGAATTGATTACTAAATATTATCTCTATCGCCGTTTTCCTAAAGCCGATGAAGGGTTCATGACCGAGAAGAAAATCGCTTTAGTGAAAAACGAGCATATCGGTAAATTGGCATATGATATGCATATTAATAAGTGGCTCATTATATCGAAATATGCGGAAGAAAAGAAAATCCGTACCAATTTGAAAAAACTCGGCTGCTTATTTGAGGCCTTTATTGGTGCGCTTTTTCTAGATTTCAATAAGATTTCTGTCACGGATGAAGAAGGGTGGTTTAAGAATGTATTTGTCACCGGACCGGGCTTTCAAATGGCGCAAATTTTTGTCGAAAGTGTTTTTGAATCACATGTGGATTGGACAAAGATTATTAATACTGATGACAATTATAAGAATATTCTCCAAGTGAAGATCCAGAAAGAATTCAAAACTACGCCGGATTATTTGGAGATCAGCCATCATGCCGAGCAAGGTTATGAAATGGGTGTGTATTTGTGTCTCGGTCGCCCCCTTCATCAGATGAAATTGGCGGATAGTGTGCCTTTTGAAAAATATGGTTCTTTCCAAAAAATTCAAGAAGAATTAGCGCAGAAGGGCCATGTCTTTGTGTTTCTTGGTAGTGGTATTCATAAAATTAAGAAAAAAGCTGAACAAATTGCGAGTGAAATATCGATTAGCACTTTTCATAAAGCACTTTTGTAAAATACACTTTTATTTACATATATATATATATGAACCTATACCAGCCGAGTGACAACTTTTACAAAATGCTAAGTAAAAATTTTCTATGGGGAGCAATTGGGATAATATTAGGTATTATTATCAATAACAGTGTTGTCTTACTATCTGCTCTATTAAAAATAAAAATTTTACTATTACAAAACATAATACAACTTACTTTATGCTCTTTCATTTTAGCACTAATACAATATTTTTTTAATTATTTTGGATGGACTTGGCAAAATGTAACACCCGGTTTATTTTTCGTTTCTTTTTTCTTTGGCATTCAATTTAATATTTTTACAAATATTCAAACTGCTTACATAAGTAAGTAAAGTGCCGCGAAAATGTATTTTTATAATACTCTTATTATAAAAATGTATTATTCACAATCACAAGAAGATATATTTTTAAATGAACATATTTTTAAGAACAAGAGGGATGGTGTATATATTGAATTAGGCGCATTAGATGGTGTTTTGTATTCGAATACTAAATTTTTTGAAGATACTTTAAATTGGCATGGTATTTTAATAGAACCTCATCCGGATAAATTTAATTTACTCCAACGGCAACGACCGAATAATTTTTTATTCAATGATTTAGTCAGTTGTCATAAAGAACCTTTAGATTTTAGATATTTTGTGGATTGTCATGCGGCTGTATCAGGGGTGGAAAATACATTATCACAACATCATTTTGATACTTATTTTGACAGTAACAATGAATGGAATAAAGCCTTGCCTCAAAGTAAAACGACAATCATACCCAAACCATTGACCGACATCATCAAGAAAACGCAATTAACCCATATCGATTTATTATCCTTAGATGTTGAAGGTCATGAATATGAAGTATTACAATCGTGGGATTTTTCGGTTCCTATTGATGTGATTTTACTTGAAACCTTGGGTGTTCAGCCGGAGAGAGATGAATTGTGTAGACAACTACTGCTGAATAATAACTACACATACAAGACAAAGTGTGCGCATAATGAAATATTTGTTTCTCAGAACTTTTTATAAAAAGTATTTTTTGTCGTACTTTTTATAAAAAGTATTTTTTGTCGTACTTTTTATAAAAGTATCTATTATATATGGATGCTCTTTTAGCTAAATTAAAAATAAATAATCCACCTATAACAAAACAAGAATTTGAAGTAAAAATTAGAGGAAATCCGGCCGCTGCAAAACCCGCCACAGTTGGTGAATTTAAACCTACTAATTTTGATAGAGCTACTTTTTTAAAAACGATTAGAAATCCAATCATTGTGCAAAATACAGCTGTACCTGTAGGACCTGCTCCGCTTGAGCCTGCTTCTACTGTTGTACCTGCTACTCTTGAACCTGCGCCTGAACCTGCTAAAAAACCCGTCACCGGGAAAGTAAAGATTAATACCAAGACGAAAACGAAAGTGCCTGAACCTGCTGCGCCTGCTGAACCTGAACCTGCTGAACCTGAGCCTGCTGAGCCTGCTGAACCTGCTGAGCCTGTTAAAAAAGTAACCATCCGCAAGACCAAAAAACCTTTAGCAAGTGTAGCTGAAGGACCCTTTCAGATGATAACAATCGGTGATGCGGATATGAATACTCGTCTGAAAAAACGCAATGAAGCGCCTATTACTATACCCGCTTCGTCCTACTACATGAACAATCGCGAAATCTTCGTCAATTTCATCGCCTCTTTATTCAATGATTACAAGAAAAATTTAGCCAAAGAAGCTGCTAAACCAGCCACTTGTCCCGGTGACAATGATGTGAATGATTTTTCTCTCATGACACATCAACAAATCGTGCGTGATTATTTGAATCTTTATTCGCCTTACCGAGGCTTGTTACTGTATCATGGGTTAGGGTCTGGTAAAACATGTTCATCGATTGCCATTGCTGAAGGTCTTAAAAATTCTAAACCGGTTATTATTATGACACCCGCATCGCTTCAAGTAAATTATCGTGAAGAATTAAAAAAGTGTGGTGATGAACTCTATAAAAAAAACCAGTTCTGGGAATTTATTCCAATTGTCGCCGGTCAGGATGCTGATTTAGCCGAGACTTTATCCAAAGTCTTGTCACTTTCACCGGATCATATCCGCAAAAATGGTGGTGCGTGGATGGTCAATATGACCAAACCATCGAATTATGACCAATTGTCAGCGAGAGATAAACTGAAATTGGATACGCAAATTGATCAAATGATATCACATAAATACCGCTTCATGAATTACAACGGAATGCGTATGTCCACTTTGACTGAATTAACGAAAAATGATACACTAAATCCCTTTGATAATAGTGTCGTCATTATCGATGAAGCTCACAATTTAGTCAGCCGAGTGGTCAATAAACTCAGTGCGAAAAAACCCAGTATTGGTGTCATGCTTTACAAACTCTTAATGAAAGCGAAAAATTCGAAAATCGTTTTATTAACAGCTACGCCCATCATTAATTATCCCAATGAAATTGGCATTCTTTTCAATATTTTGCGTGGGAATATAACGAGCTGGTCTTTCAAACTCGATATCTTGGCTGAAAAACAAGTCAATACTGCTTATTTTCAATCGCTCTTTAAAAGTAGTATTCTCGGTGGAAATATTTTAGATTATTTGGAATACAAGTCGGCTTCAACGACGCTCGTGATTACGCGTAATCCATTTGGCTTTGTCAATAAAACCGCAGCAAAAGACAATAGTTATGCGGGTGTGAAACTCGAGATTGGTGAGCGTGGTGAAATCAGTGACGATACTTTTATTACATTAGTCACCGCTATTTTGAAGAAAAATAACATCAAAATTCAGACGAATGGAACTTCCATGAAAGAATACAAAGCTTTACCGGATTCTCTCGATGAATTCAAAAACTATTTTATTGAATCTACAGGTGACTTGAAAAATATGAATATGTTTAAACGCCGAATTCTAGGCTTGACTTCGTATTTTCGTAGTGCGCAAGAGAGTTTGATGCCTCGCTATAAAAAAGAAAATCCAGCTGATTTTCAAGTGATTAAAATTCCGATGAGTGATTTTCAATTCGGTATTTATGAAGAAGCACGCGTTCAGGAGCGGAATCAAGAGCGCAAAAATGCGTTGAAAAAGAAAATGAAAAAACCGGGAGTGGAAGGTTTATATGAAAATACTTCATCCACTTACCGTATTTTTTCGCGTGTCTTTTGTAATTTTGTTTTTCCACGACCTGCCATTCGCCGCCCGATGCCCGACAAGAAAAACGGTGAAGAAGCTGATTTGGAGGAAGCAGTAAAAGATGTCAATGAAGATGCGATTGATGCGGTGTCAAAGAAAGAAAAAGCTGGACGAGATGAAGACTTTGACGAAGACGCTGGCGAAGCTGGCGAAGGCACTGTAGAGCATGTTTCGTACAATGAACGCATACAGCGTGCTTTAAAGCAATTAGAAAAAGATGCGACGAAATATCTCACACCGGACGGACTACAAGTTTATAGCCCCAAGTTCTTACATATTCTCGAAAATATCCAAGACGAAGACCATCGTGGTATCCATCTGATCTATACACAGTTTCGAGCACTCGAAGGTATTGGTATTCTCAAACTGGTACTCGAAACCAACGGTTTTACCCAATTTAAAATTAAAAAGGCCGGCGAAAGATGGGAACTGGCGATTGCCCCCGAGGATATGGGTAAGCCGACTTTTGCCCTCTATACGGGTACTGAAAGCGCCGAAGAAAAAGAAATCATCCGCAATGTATTGAACAATGCTTGGAAATATGTACCTGATTCGATAGTGAAGAAAATTAAAACCATTTCGCCGAACAATAACTTGGGTGAAATCATCAAAGTCTTAATGATTACTTCATCGGGTGCCGAAGGTATTTCTTTGAAAAATGTGCGCTATGTCCATATCACCGAGCCTTATTGGCACCCGGTGCGTGTGGAGCAAGTCATTGGGCGTGCGAATCGTATTTGTAGTCATCAAGCACTACCCAAAGAATTACAAACTGTCACGGTGTTTCTTTATCTTATGACCTTTACGGAAGACCAATTGAGTGGCGATAATGTGATTGAATTGAAAACGAAAGATGTCAGTCGCAAAGACCCGACTGTTGCGGTTTCCACCGATGAAGCTATTTATGAAATCGCTACCGCCAAAGAAGAGATTGCTAATACAATTCTGCGTTCAGTGAAAGAGGCATCTGTAGATTGTGCGCTTCATATCAAATCAAACGCGAGTGAAAAACTGCAATGCTTTACTTTTGGTTCAAACAATGCGACTAAATTTGCGTACAATCTCTCGTATGAAGATCAGCATTCCGATGTGGCTGAATCGCAAAACCAGCGTGAAGTAACCGGCACTTTTGTCACGATTGATTTAGGGGGTACGAAATATAAATTAAAACCCAGTACGAATGAAGTCTATGACTTTGATAGTTATACTAGTGGTTATCCTTTGAAAATTGGGCAGCTCGTTCAACAGCCTGATGGCAAAGTGAAATTGGAGATGATTTAATTCTATGTTAAATATATAAATGTCTAGTAAAATAAACGATATTAAGACGAAATCAACCAATGAGATTTATGTGAAAATAAATTCAATTCGTAATAATAACGAGAAATCGAAAGCCATCCGATCATGGGATAAAGCCGCAAAAGAGATTGAAAATAGTAATAATGAGAGTCCTACAGCAAAACATATGGCAGGGGAATTACGCGATGTCTTGTCTATGATGGGTGGTAGAAAAACGCGTAAGAATCGCAAGTCTAAGCGTAGCAAGTCTAAGCGTAGCAAATCGCGCAAGTCTAAGCGTAGCAAATCGCGCAACTATTAAAAAAGCATAACATATGGTTCTTTCCGATTAATTAATTAATTAATCGCAACAGGTAAATGGTCTGAACCATATGTTATAAATTGTTTCACTCGATCGCCATTAAAGGCATCTAAAACATGGGCACGCGGATGTTTCAAATTTAGGCCTTTGACGAGAATATTATCAATACACATTTTGCGTTCAATAAAATAAGTCGGTTTATGATTTAATACTTTCAATCCAGCATTTTTTTTCATGCGTTGATAGAGCTCTGAAGTAGCTGTGTAATTTTCATTAAAATCACCACCTACGATAACTTGCTCACTCTGGCTGATGGGGGGTAACAGTTCCTCTAGCTGTTTTACACGCTCATTATGAGAGATATCGTCTAAATGTATATTAAAAATCACCAAAGGGCGGTTCTTGTAAATACACTGAACACCTAAGCCAAATTTTAAAGGCATTACTCTTGGCTGGCTGAAGAGCGATTTGCGGAGTAGAATGACATTGCCACTATGACTCTGCGTACCTTGCCATTTTATATAAGGACCGCGTAGCAAATGATGGGTTTTTCGGAAAGTATTCTCGAGAGCATTATACTCACTTTGCATGACTTCTTGTAAAAGCATGACATCCATATCCATATGAATCAGACTGTGGATGATTTGTGTTTGACGGTGCTGACGGTTTAGTAGAATATCAGGCGGAATCATCGGATAATAGCGTTTCTTGATGAACTCATCGGCTAAGATGTTCCATGAGAGAATTTTCATACTATAGTTAGCATATAAAAAATAAATAGGTAACAGGAAAAATATTAATAGTATGAAAAATAGTACATACATATATATATATGAATACTAAGTCCCATAAAAAATACAATAACAAAACAAAAAAAAATCGGTTATGTGGTATTCCCCCGCAAGACAAAGAGATTAAGGCTACTATTGATAAAGCGGCCATCAAACATAATATTGAGACTTTACGCCGGTCGGCTAAGACCGATATTATGCCGGTATTAAAAGCGGATGCTTATGGTTATGGGATGATTGATATGGCGCGTGTGATTCGTAATATAGGCGTTAAATATATCGGCGTAGCTACGCTGGGTGAAGCCATCTATTTAAGAAAAGCCGGTGATAAAGGCCGTATATTGGCTTGGCTCTATGATATTGATGGTGATGATTTCAAAGATGCGCTGAAATTAGATCTCGATATTGCGATCTGTGATGAGATGATTATCCCGAAATTCATCAAAATGATACCACCGGGTAAGAAAATTAAAGTAACAATGTTTGTCGATACTGGTATTAACCGGGCAGGGATAACTTATGAGAAAGCCTTGGAAGCATTTGTGGCAGTGAGCCAATGTCCTCGAATCGAACTAGTCGGTATGATGTCCCATCTGGTATGCTCACAAATAAAAAATAGTCCCATCGTCAATGAACAGTTGCGGAAATTTCGCGAATTGCGCACACAATTAGCGGCGATTGGTATTGTGCCACCACTTGTTCATATTGCTAACACACGGGCCTGCTTGAATTATGATGTATCGGATTTCACTTTATCTCGGGCGGGTGGTGGCACTTATGGTATGCCAGCTGATAAAGAGGACAAATTGTTGAAACCGGCAATGACGGTGACGAGCTCGATTATTCAACTCAAAGAAGTAGAAAAAGGGAAAGGTATTGGCTACGATTGGAAATACATTACACCGCGAAAGATGCGTATTGCTATTGTGCCTGTCGGCTATGCGGATATATTGCCACGCAGTGGCTCGTTTAAAATGTATGTGTGTATTAATGGGACGAAACGCAAGGTGCTGGGCTTAATCAGTATGGATCAAATTGTGGTCGAAGCAAAAGAAAAAGATAAACTAAGTGATGAAGTTTATATTTTTGGTAATGGAAAAAATTGTTCGCAAACCATTTATGATTTGGCTAAATGGAGTGGAACTGCGCCTTATGAGATATCATGCCATACGGGGAGCCGAGTGCGGCGGATTTACAAGTGAAACGGGCCCAATGCAAGTGAATAACGGCTAACGCAAGTGAATAACGGGCCCAACGCAAGTGATAAAGCAAGTGAGAACAGGCCTAGTGTAAGTTAAATATTATATTGAAGCCCAGTGTTTTACAGATTCGTTATGATACATCTCGCCTTTATCTATAATTACAGGAACTCCTTGATATATTATGGTGTTGTATGAGGAATCTTCTTTATAAGTTTCCAAATAAGGTGAACGCGCTATAATATGACTAAAAAAATTCAATACATTGTTCCCAGGATTGAGATTTATTTGTTTCCCAAACAATACCTTGGTAATAGCATTCATATATGTTCCAGGACCTAAATCCAAGATATTTTTGGTCCTAATTTGATTAGGAATTATCATCTGATTTGTACTTCTGCGTCTCTGTATATTTAAATTGATGGCTAATTTAAAAATAATATTTTTTGAACAACTTATCATTATATCTTGGGCAAACCCAAAATCAGGAATAAGTGGTAAAATACATTTGGTTTCGGGTTTAATAATACTAGATAAAGGTATATTACATAAACGGTCAATATCCATATAAACACCACCTTCGTTGTAGATTTTCAAAAGACGCCATAAATCGGTTTTTTCTACTATTTTTTTCTCTTTTATTAATTGATAATCTTGTGACAATAAATACTTTTTTAAATAATCTTCAATATCAGCATCATCTGATATAGTAAATTCATAGTCGGGATTTAAATTCTTTAATTGTAAAATACCATTTTGAATAATACTATAAGGCTTATCAATAATATTTTTATTCTTCCAAGAGACATGGATTTTTTTTTCGATTGAACCATAATTAGAAAAAATGGTATCAATATTTTTTTGTATTTTATTAGAATCCATTTATATTATAATTATTTATTTAAAAGTTCGGCTAAAATTTAACCGAGGGCAAGTGAATAACGGCTACGAATCAAGCTCGGGATGCTGGCGATAATCGCATTTACATGAAACGGTATGTATCATCTCTTTTATATTTTCGATCATTTCGATCAGGATGAGTATGTTTACGAATATCGCGATATGTGTTATCATTAGGCTACTGAGCAGCCCGGGATTAGCCCATTCGAGCCAGCGGGATACAAATCTGTATTGAATTATAGACAAATTCAGTGTTATTGAAAACAAGAAATGATACACATATATCATCAATGCTTGATCATTCGTCAATGGCTTGTGTTTTAAAAACTTGACAAATTTTTTTATGGTTGATTTCATACAACAATCGTCCATCATGATAAACGGCTCTGCTTCAATGTGCTCTGCTTCGATGTGCTCTGCTTCGATGTGCTCTGCTTCGATTTCGTTTTGTGTTTTGTTCATACCAAGGTTTATTTTTCTTTTTCATTAATTTCAAAAACTAATCAATTTTTTTTTAATAATTCTAAAATTTGAGTTTGTTTGTTTAAAATCTCTCGTAAGAGGGATAATGTATCTTCGATTGGCTGTAGAGCTTCAATTGGTTTCAGAGCTGCGAGACTTGGCTCTGCTTCTATGTGCTTCGCTTCAACCGGTTTTTTTTTTAACAACGAGAGAAAGTTGTCATTTTCTTCTGTAAAAGCAACTTTTTTCGCTTTAACTATGGTCTCTTTTTCAATCTGAATATTTTCACCTATTTTTAGTTTAATCGGTTGTTCTTCACTCTTTTTCTCTCCAGGGTTTTGTATCCACTTGGTTGCCGTTTCTTTATCATGTGCATTTAATACCATCGATAGCTGTTTCTCTCGCAAAGCGATTTGTTCCGCTAGTATTTTATCCATTTCACTACCAATGGGTTTATCCAAATCATCTGAAAAATCTATTTTTTCAGGTACAGGGGTTGTATTGAAGGTATCAAATTCCTTTTGTTTATTTTGTAATTCATTTTGAAATGCTTTTTGTTTTTTTTGTGCTATATCAGCCGCATTGTATTCTTCGACCGTGTTTTTATACTTTTCTGTATCATTGATCATTTCGGTAATAACCCTTTTATCTAAATTAACCAAAGTATCCACCGGTGTTATTTGCATTGCGATCGTTTTTATTTTGCGTTCAAAATCTTCTTGAACAAGTGAAGCTTTACTATCAGGAATCGTCTTGAATACACCATCATCCGCAAGTAATTTCCATATTAGTCCTTTGTTTTGGTTTGATGTAAAACTCGTGTATAAATTCATACTATCGTATAATATAAAAATCATCTAATTTTTATATTCTATTTTTTTATAATATCATTTCACAAATCATTATTGAAATAGCGATCACGCAATTTCTCCATCGCTTCATCCGTTATTTTAGTTTTTTTAAAAAAGGTATAAGGATGTTTGTCTTGAACCATGGTAATAATCAAATACAAAGAATACATCCCACATTCCGTGTTGCCTTCTTGATGAACAAACGGCGCATTCTGATCAAAAGTCAAATCAATCCCTAACTGCAAACCTTGTGAAACAACCCGATTACAAAACTCTTTCACTTCTTTGGGTATTTTCGTACCATTGCTGTCAAAAAAGAAAACAAATTTCTTCTTGAGGTTAATAAATAGAGAAATCCAATGTGCGCCACTTTTATCATGTGGATCTGTATTAAAAATAATACCGATTTTATTCACACCTTCTTTTATAAATTTCGACAGTTCGAAATTACATAAATCATCCCACACACATTTATTGTTATAAATATGCTTATCAAAATCAATCGGTGTTGGACCGATAAATCGAAAACAAGGATAAGCATGTTCATATTGTTTCATCACCTTTTCGATATCTGTGCTATTGAGCCATGTGTTGTGGTTTTCTTTCCATTTTAAAGGTGATTTAGGCGCAAAAGTGTAGGTCAATAATTCTTCATTCAAATTGTTTTCCATGAATTTTTGTTTGAGCCAACATGCTTCACTTTTACATGCTCCTTCCATTTTGTTTTTCAAATTATCCCAAATCTCTTTGGGGTCACCACTTTCAATTTGTGAATCCATATGGCGTTTGTTCCATAAATCTCTCATTTTAAACAGGGCCTCTTTGCTATAGCAACTGAAATTTTGTATTTCGTTATTTTTTTTGGGCGCACATTGTGCTTTGGTAAATTCTTTTTTCCCGCCACTACGCTTTCTTCGTACAGTTTTGCGTAATTTATGGGTGGATTTTCGCCGCGATTTATTTTTACGCATTCGACTATATTTCATTACTATAAATTAATTAGATAAATCTTCTGTCGAAATTTTTGATTTTTTAATTTTTTTGGGTGGCACACCTTTTGTTTTCAAATCTTGTGTTTTCAAGTCAATATCTATTTTCATCGGAATAATACGGGTATCATTCGTTGATGTATCTTGTTTATTAATGACATAATTGTCTAAATTCGCAACTGTTATGGTTTTGCGCATCATTAAATCGTTGGCTTCGTCTAATGTACAATCGCCTATTTCCGCTGGAAATTCTCCTTCTTCATTAGGGACCTGTTCTTGTCTCTGGCTATCGCCTTGTGTCTGGCCTTGTGCCTGATTATGTTCTTGTATAATATCTTTTTTATCTACCATTTCAAAATAGCGAATAGCCGAATTTACAAACATCGTATGTATTTCCTTAATTTCAACCGTAGCCGTGTTTTCCTTTAATAGTTCTTTAAAGAGCGTTGTTATGCGTTTTCGGTAGAATTTCACTTCTTCCGCGTTGTCTTTTAAGCTACATAACTTTTTTCGTTGGAGTATATTCAAATATGCCGGATTCGTGAAAAAGGTTAAAGAAGCACTATCTACAATATTCATTTTATCAGGTGGTGGCTGCTGGTCGGATTCTGTCATTATATAATAATAATAGTATATAATAACGATTTAAGCTAATTCTTTTAGTTGTTGCCGAGTACAATTTTCGAAAAAATTATTGCCCAGATTGGTAGGGCATGGATTAAAAGCCTCAAACTTATATTTGGTAAAGAGGTCGGGAAAGGGTTGTTGGTGTGATTCTGTTTGGGGTATATAAACTTCATACATATCACTGTTCTTGGGCGGAATATAATAGGCTTGCTCTGCCCCTCGCTGTAAAGCAAAAAATTGGTTTCTTAAACGAGATTCATTGTTCACATTAGAAGCAAAGCCACTCCATGGCCCTTGTGCTGTTCCAGGATTGAATGTTGTTTCAATCGTATAGGTGGGTATGTCTTGTATTTCTACTGTATGTTTTTCACGACGATCTACAATCGGCATTTTTGCGTATTTACTTGACTGGGGACGAATATCAAATTGTGGTTGTAATTGACTGGATGGTATATTTCGGTAGGCCATGCGTTGATTTAATTCTTCTGTTCTTCGACTGCCTTGACCTATGCGTTCCATTTATATATACTCTATATTATTTTATGTTATGTTATGTTATTTCGCATTGATCTTACTCTTCTATTGCGATTTTTTCGTGTATTTGGTACCCGCGCACTCTTCAAAAAATCTTCTAAATTAGATAGGAGTTGTTTACTAACGATGCTATCCACCGTTTTCTCTTCCTCTGTTTTTTTTATAACCGTATAATTGTATTGTTTCATAAAAGAGACAATGTTATTTACAAAAGCCGGTTTGCTAACAGTTGTATTCATTACTTTGTCATAATAACGACTCGCCATTTCTTCGAATGTTAAAGACACACGATAGGGTTTGATATTTATATAATAGACATTGTCTTTGTCCATCAAAGGATGATAAAGATCATCTACAAAACAAATTTCGACATTGGCTGGACTATTCGTACAGCTGATTAAATCCGTTACACTTTTGTCATGGCTTGTGCGTTTGGGTTCAATCTGGCGCCCGCGAATCTTATAGGCAGCGATAATATAATCGAATATCGTATAACCTAATTTCTTATTCATATACTCACTTAACATTGTGACCCAGCTTTTGGGTGCTTGATTGTTTGTATAGATGAAAATTTTATAACAGGCCTTTCGCAATCTTTTTTTGTGGAGTATATCTAATATTTTTAATATATTGGGGCGAAAAACTTCGGGAAACACATCTAGCAGCTCGAAAAATTTGTCATTGAATAAATTATGACCATAAAAATGTTCTAAGGCATCCCAAAAAATAGAAATTTGTGTAAAATAGCCGAGTGTTTCATCCAAGTCAAAAACCACTATTTTGAGTGGCTTACCTGATTTATTTTGTGCCATCCGCTGTGTATTAAGATATGATAATATATTTTTCGAATAAATTAATACAGGTATTAGCAACAGGAATAGTAGTTGAAAAATATGATCGAGAACCCATTTTTTAACTTTTTTTATTAGATTCCACATTTTTGTATATAATATATATATTAATGGTTTCAAAAAACAAAACGATGAAATTAAATAAGAATGATTACAAAAGTATTTTGAAATTTTATAAAGTAGATGTCTCTAATTTATCTTCTAAAACCATTAAAGAAAAAGCTGAACATTATCTGGCGGTGAAATTATGTAAATGTATTAAAAATATCAAAGCATCGCCTTACCTGCGTCCAAAGAGTGAGAAACGCGCCATCGCGGTCTGTTATAACAGTGTTTTGAAGAAGAAAAATCTGAAAGTATTTAAATTTAATTGTAAGAAAACGGTAAAGTTATTGCCGAAAAAAGGGACGAAAATATGTGTGGAAAAATTGGCCTGATACATATATCTGCGTAGTATTTATATATTTTTCTGGACGCAAAAATATAAATATATTATATAAATGGGAAAGACTAGAAGAAAAAATGGTCGACGCCCCCGCCGGACGATAAAAAAGATGAATGGTGGTCGGCGACGCCGGACAATAAAAAAGATGAATGGTGGTCGGCGACGCCGCCGGACGATGAAGGGAGGGTGGCCTTTTAGTAAAAAAGAATCATACTCAGTAGAAGAAGGTAATGCTGATATTGCACCGTTTCTAGAAAAAAAAAGAATAGAAAAAGAAGATGAAGAAAGAAGAAGAAAATATAGAGCTGAAAAAGAAAAAAAAAAAAATCAATGGAAAGACTTTAAAGAAAAAAATAAAAAATTGTTTCATTCAGAATGGAATAAATATAAGGAAAATAAAAAAAATAGATATAGAATGGAAAAATTTCCGGAAGATCAATATACAGAATTTATTAAAGAAAATGGATCAAATATAAAAAATTTAAGTGAGTATTATTATGGTTCTGATTCTGATTATGGTATAGAAATGTGTGACAAATTTAGAATTGATGATGGTTATTGGTATGATGATATTTCTAATAATATATTTTATTTCGCAGACGATAAGGAATATCAGGAGTCAGGACTCATTACTAAGTGTATAACACTGGATGAGTTTATTATTGATGAAATAATAAAATATAAAGACGAAGATGAATATTTTTATACTGATGGAATAGGTGATCGTGAGTTACGGGGAATAAGAAGCGATTTTAGAATAGCGACAATTAACAGAGCAGAAATTGAATCTAAGGGGAGAATCTCTATCCCTGGTTCTGAATATGATGATTATTAGTATTATACATCAATTTTACAATCAAACTGCGTAGCAATATGTATTCCTTCTTTAGCATTATTAATATAAAATGAGAACCCTCTTCTTTATATTAATACTAACAATGGTATTCCAGCTCATGTTATTGGGCATGGCCTTTCTTAAAGGCATTCATAAGTATTTTCTCTTGCGTGAATTGAATTTATTAGAGAGATACGGTACAGGGAGTTGGGTCGTCATCACCGGTGCTTCGAGTGGCCAAGGCTATGAGATGGCTTTAGCTTTTGCAAAACGCGGGTTTAACCTGTTGATGATTGGGTCCAAACGCACGGATGAAACGGCAAGACAAATCACAGCTGAGTATCCCACTATTAAAACCCGAGTGATTCATAAAGATTTTCGTATGGCTTTTCGGGATGGGTTTTTTAAAGATATTGAAGCCGCTTTTACCGAAATCGGTCCTGATTTAGCTATCCTTATCAATAATGTGGGGCATCGGGTCGGCTGGAACCCTTACCATGAGATGAAAGCGGATTATATTCGGGATGTGGTGGCGACCGGAACCCTTGTACAAAGTCGATTGACACATATGGCCATTCCTTATTTCTTGCAAAGGGCAAACGCAGTAGGAGCAAACGCAGTAGGAGCAAACGCAGTAGGAGCAAACGCAGTAGGAGCAAACGCAGTAGATACAAAGAAGAGCGCCCTGATCAATATAACCGCCCAATGTATGCATCCCAATTTCTTGTTTGGCTTGACGATGTCGAATGAAATTAGTGTGCCTTATTTGAGTGTCTATGAAGCAGCGAATGCGTTTGGTTTCTACCAAGGTAATTCGATTTATAAAGAGTATCAAGGTCAATTTGATATATTGAATATCACACCTGGTGCGGTGATAACGAAAAATACCGAATGTTTGAGCGATACGCTATTCAATGTGTCGAGTGAGGTCTTTGTTGCCCAGATTATGCGATTGATTGGTAATGTCCAAGGCCATACTTGCGCGTACTGGGGTCATGCGCTCTCGAATTATCTCATTAATTTAATGCCACCGATGAAAGACAGTATGCTGAAAAAAGTAGGGGAAACTATTGCGGCGGATTTTATGCGTAAGGCGGAGACAGGGGATAAGTATTCACTTGGGGGGAAACCCCCCACACCCCCCGCTGAGGGTATCAGTATTGGGGTTGTAGGGGCGGAGCCCATAGGGGTTGAAGGGGCGGAGCCTATCGGGGTTGTAGGGGCGGAGGCACACCTAACGGGGTTGTAGGGGCAGAGCCCCTATGCCCCTAAATATTTGAGCGCCTTCAGAATAACCTCTTCTTGCTGACTCAGTTTTTGAAATAAAAGAATTTCCGACATTTTCACCTGAAAAATCATGTTCATTTTATTCTTACATTTTACATGAATATCCCCATTCACTTCTTTAATGTCACACACGATGCCACCATTTGTTAATTTGATGACGGCCGGGTTTTTTAAAGAAATCCAACGCACATAGCTACCAAACCGCAAATCTTCCAAATTATTCACACAGCGATACAGCTTCAATTGCTTATGTAATTTTTGTAATTCTTCTTTCGGCAAATTCAATTGCTGTAATAGATCGTTCTTGTGTTTCGCAATAGTCGCGTAATCTAAATCCACTACAGCTTCATTGTTATCATTATTCAATGCGTGTAATAAGTGTTGAATATCCATTAATATAAAGAGCTATATTCTTTTTATATTAATTTTTAAGTTCGTTTGTAAGAATTCCGTACATAATCGCAGGAAAAGTAATTGGATAAGCTAGACCTGTAGCTAACCCTAATGTTGAAAAACCAATCATATTTGTAAAAACTTGAAGCGAAGTGGGTTTGCGTTCATAAGGCTTGGTGGAAAAATTTTCCACTAGCCCGGCTGAAAAACCAAGACAGGTTGTACATGGCAATACCAATATTAAACCGGTTTTATAGTGTCCAAGTAGTTTTCTGGCAAACTGTGACATATTTTATCTATGTAAGTGATAAATGTTTAAGTATTATTCAAAATAATCTTACATTTTTGCAAACATAGCGCCAGTGACGCGCCACTGTGGATCGGATTTTCAGCATCCACCGCATCTTTTATTTCATCCATCATTGCTGAATCGACAAAAATGAAACCAGATGAATCGTCGAATTGTTTGATAAAATTAACCCACTCCAATTTAGACTTCACCACAGCTAATGCACGCTCAACAATGTCTTCCATTTGACTTCTTATCGAGAATTATGTTTATATATTTTCATTTATGTATTATTTCATTTATGTATTATTTCATTTATATATAATAAAAAATTGATTTTGATATAAAAATAACTCTTCTCTATTAAATAACTCAGCAAAATGACTACAGGCCAATTCGTATTACAAATCGTCGGCATAACCGAAGCAACACTCTTGAGCCGGCCTTCGACCAAATATCCCGGCGTCGGTGGTCTTTCCGATATTAAAATTTTAAAAGACAATCGTGAAATGGTGGCGCATACACCTTCCTATGATTGTGATGGCTTAGCCGAAGCAGGCTTGAATATACTGGTTGCCCCATGTCCGCCAGATGATGATGACGGTGAGATATTAGGCGCCATGAATGGTGATACCTTTACCCATACGATATTCTTATCTGTGTTTAGAGAAGTCAATGAAAACCGTGGCAAACCCAAACCCGTAAAATACAAGAAAAATGTACCCGGTGATGATGATTCCGATTCAGAAGACGATGAAGACAATGAACAGTTTGTAGCAATCAATCCGAAAATTGCCATTGAGGTGATGGAAAGTGCGATAGAAAAGAATCTGATGCGATTGTTGCCACCTGTCAAACAATTCAAACGCAATATCGAAATTAAGTTAGCCGGGAAAGTCGATTCGACTTTTAGTTTTGTGGGCTTTTGTACAGATGGTGTGCCGTTTGTCATGGAAGTCAATAATGTGCCTTTTGCGGACTACAATCATGGCAAGCGGCGAAAATTGGAAAACGGTCGCTCTCGATTCAGTGCGAAAACCTCTTATTTTCCTGGAAAAAATTGTAAAAACACAGCGGCAATGGTGAAAAAAATTAATGATTTGACGACAATTAAAAAAGAATCGATCACGCGCTGTATATTGGGTTATGTGATTGCCCGCACGGATATTGACCGATTTGAACTCTCCGCTTATAATGATGAGTACCGAGCAGCGGTTCGAAATGCGGTGGAAAATGGTGTTGATATTGTCCCGCTGGTTGTCAGTTGGACCAAAGAAGGTGTTGCGTTGTTTGCTACAGATGAATTGACGGTGGTTTATCCTGCGCCTTAAAAACCTGATATCTTATAATAAATATATACTAATAAATATATATTTGTAAATATATATGTATTTATTCATTTCTCTCCTCTACTTTTTTATTGGATTTGTATCAGATATCGTATTGAACTATCTCTCACGCCAATCCTATGCGCCGGCTTCGATAAAAGCCTTGAAGGTATATTTTTTTCGGCCAGGTATTAAAAATGCGTTGCTGAGAGATACAGTGTCGGCGGCATATGCTGGGCTGACGATTGTCGCTGCGCTCTTAATTACCATGGGTTTTGCACAACTCATTTTCAAGTTCTCTCACCCGCGTTCGCTTCCACAATTGTATCGGTTTTTACTCTTGGCATTTCCCATCGGTTATCTGATGGATATTCTTATTTATAAAAAAGAATTGTTTGGTCCTACTTTAAATCCTTTTTATAAAATAGCAGGGGCTGGCTTTTGGGGTGCCATGGCATATATATTTGCGATCTTGGTGGGGTATTTTGTTTTAAATAAGGTATTAGTATTTTTTTTATAGACATATAGTATAGAATGGATATTTATACAAAGTTGTTCTGGCTTAGTTTCTTTCTTTTTATTTCTTTATCTTATTATTTATTATGTTGTACAAAAAGAACTCCTATATTTTATGCGCAGATTGCCGCCGGCTGTGGTATGTTTATAACTAGTAAGATTGGGCGTAAGTTTTTAAGGTTAGAATAAGCTGTTGGCGTAGAATAAGCTGTTAGCGTATTCAAAAAGTATTTGAATTTTAGGATAAAGAAAAAATTAGTTAAGCGTATATTATGAGCGTATATATTATGAGCGTATATATTATGAGCGTACATATTATGAGCGTACATATTATGAGCGTATAAAATGCGAACTAATATGTTTATGTAGATTGTAATAAGTTATCTTTTCGGTCAATTTGAATAATGCGGCCAAATCAGCATTTAAATGGATACACTTGCGGTCTGTCATATCCTGTAATTTATTAGTGTGGATATATTCAGTGATGTATAATGTGGCCGCATTTCGGGTGGAAGTGCTTTCTGCGGGTAGCTTCATAAACGCGCATAATTCTGGTGTTATTTTTTCAGGAATGTCAAATCCGATTATTTTTAATTGCTTCGTTTCGCGCTTTTTCGGTTCTTTTGTTTCCTTTTTGAGGTTTTTTTCCAAAGTCCGTAATTGTTGTTGTATGTCCGTAATATTTGTTTTGAATTTTGTCAGACTTTGCTGAATTAAATCAAAGTTTGATTCGATCTCGATGGGTTTTATTTCCATGTCTTTGTTAAAAATAATACATATTATAAATTTAAATCAATTTTTATAATATATATTGCTAACGCTTATATATTGCTAACGCTTATATATTGCTTTATGCTAACGCTTATATATTGCTTTATGCTAACGCTTATTGAGCGATCTCAATCTCGGGCTTACGCTGACGCGGTTGATTCTTGGGGCGAGAAGTGGTCTCTGTGCGACGACGAGGCACGACCATCCACTCCGTTTGGTCAGACTGCGCTAGCTTTGGGCGGCGCTCTTGTGAGGAGGGCTGTCTTTGTTGCGTCTGCGTTGCTTGTTGCGTCTGCGTTGCTTGCTGCGTTGCTTGTTGCGTTGATTGCTGCGTTGCTCGAGGTTGTTTGGGTGGCTGTGTTGTTGCCCGATAGCTTCGCACTTCATTGCGTGTTTCACACATCAGCTTACCCCCATTGATACCACAGACATTGGTGGCATGAACTTCAATGCTGCCTTCACGACTCACTGGCGCAATAAAAAATTCAACATATTCACCTTGAACCAAATACTTATATTGGGTTTGTTCCACCTTAATTTCGCTATGATGAACAAATATATCGCGCTCTTCATTCGATTCGCAATCATTTACGGTAATAAAACCATAGCCTGCCTTGTTGTTAAACCACTTGACGCGTCCGCTTGTTGTTGTAGATGCCATTTTATATACTCTTATAATAGGAACTATCTTTAAGTAAATATTGTTAAATTATTTGTATAGCATACTTACATTGTCCAATATGCCATGTAAATACGCGTAGTTAGGTTTATCAGCGAACCCTAAATTACGACAATAGAGAATAAAAAGTACAAAATCACCCAGTGTATCCACCGTCCAATTGAAGTTTTGTTTGAGTTGTGTAACACCAGAGTGATTCTGCCAGCTTAATTTGCCTTGATACAAAAATACAAGGATATAACCCAACGATTCCAAATCATCACGCCGACTCGCTGTTATCCCATGATGTGTATTCACACTCATATATCGGGTCGTGCCAACCATTGTTTCATTTGTTTTGATAGGATAGTGTCTGCCTTTTTCATCGAGAAAGCACTGCGCTAAGCCGAAATCAATGAGATACAATTCACTAATCTGTTGTGCGTTGGTTTTCAGTAAAAAATTTGCCGGTTTCAAATCACGATGAATAATGCCATGGGCATGAATATCTTCGACAATGGTTAACATCTGTTTGCCTAAATGAGCCACCACTTTTAAAGACATTTGATCACCGTAATTTGAACGCAATTGTTCCACCGATTGTTCTAATAAATCCATGACGATATAATTAAATTTGCCTTCGAGACCGGCAGCATAGAGAGATGGAATATGCCGGACTTCTTTTAATTTTTCATAAATGGAAACTTCATTCTGCCAGAGGAGTGAGTGTTCGACGGCTGTTATTTTTACCGCAAGGGGGGTGCCCCCCCTGAGCCCCCCATCTGGGGAGGATTTAGCATCGGTTTCCCCCGTTGAGGAGGATATAGCATCATTCGGGGGGTGCGGGGGGGTGACCCCCCGGAATGTAGTACCAAACGACCCTGCGCCAATTTTTTTTAACAGCTGATATTTACCCGCGACAATAACGCGCGCCATATACTAAATGGTGTTATTGTATCTATTTTATATTAAAATTGATTTAAATCATTAACGCTATGATATAATAACTCTACAAAATGGTTATTCATTGTACCATGTCTTACCCATCAACCGATGATGTTTATATTCAAAGTGCCAAGGAATTTATTCCCACTGATTTGGTTTTAAGCGATTTTCAAAAGTGGGCCATCAAGGCCATTATAGAAGGTGATCATGTCTTAATCACCGCGCATACCGGCTCGGGTAAAACTTTACCGGCCGAATTCGCCATTAATTATTTTGCTGCCCAGCAGAAAAAAGTCATTTATGCTTCACCGATTAAAGCCTTGTCGAACCAGAAACTCTATGATATGCGCAAGAAATTTCCACATATTTCGTTCGGGATTTTGACGGGGGATTGTAAAGATAATCCCGAAGCCGATGTCTTAATTATGACGACCGAAATTCTGCGCAATACCTTACTCAATAACAAAATCAATAAAAATAAACCACCTCGATGTGACCATACGGGTGCTTGTGCGTGTAATGAAGCGCCTCTGCCTTTGCATTTTGAAATGGATTTCGAGCATGACTTAGCAGCGGTTGTTTTTGATGAAGTCCATTATATCAACGATGCTGAACGCGGTTCTGTTTGGGAGCAAGCCATTTTAATGCTACCGCCCCAAGTTCAGCTGTTGATGCTCTCGGCGACCATTGACCGCCCCGAAGATTTTGCCGGTTGGATAGAAAGAGAGAAGTGCGTAGCAGCAGGTGTAAAGCAAAAACAAATGTATCTCGCACCAACTTACACGCGCATCGTTCCACTGACGCATTATATGTGGCTCTCGGTAAATGAAGGTATTGTAAAAAAGGCCGCGAAAACACCTTACGAAAAGAAACTCGAAAATTTGCGGAATGCGCCACTCATGATTACCACTGCCAACGGTGTCTTTCAAGAAGAAAATTACTACAAAGTACATGATGTCATCGATTATCTCTCGAAAAACAACGCATATATGAAACGCCAATTTGTTTTGACCGATCTCTTGAAATTCTTGAAAACCAAAGAGATGTTGCCGGCAATTTGTTTCGTCTTCTCCCGCAAACATGTGGAGCAGGCGGCCAAAGAAATCAACTTCACTTTGTTTGAAGAAGAAAGCAGTTATCCCGCTTTAGTGGAGCAGGAGTGTCGGCATATTTTAGCAAGCCGATTACCGAACTACCAAGAGTATTTGGATTTGCCAGAGTATAAAATGATCGTGGGCTTACTCGAAAAAGGCATTGCGATTCACCATGCCGGTATTATTCCTGTCCTGCGTGAAATGGTCGAGCTTTTATTTGAGAAGGGCTTTATTCGGCTCCTTTTCGCGACCGAGACTTTTGCAGTCGGCTTGAATATGCCGACAAAGACTGTTATTTTCGCAGGTTTAACCAAATTCAATGGCTCTACTATGCGCTTATTGTATCCACATGAATATACACAAATGGCTGGCCGCGCTGGCCGCCGCGGTATTGATACGATTGGACATGTCTTTCACTGTGTGAATTTGTTTGACCTGCCTTCGGTGACAGAGTACAAACATATGCTGACCGGTCCTCCCCAGAAATTGACTTCGAAATTCAAGATCTCCTTTAATCTGGCCCTTTCGATGCTCGATGCCAAACAAGATATGCTAGAATTTATGGCACAAAGTATGCTATCCTCTGATATTCAACGAGAGATTAAAGGCTATGAGAAAGAAGAAGACAAAGAACAGGCACATATTTTGGCAAAAAAAGAGCAACTGAGCCTCTGTCGGACACCATTAGCCGCCCTCGAAAAATATAAACTAGTTCAAGTCTCCATGAGCGTACTTGCCAATGCGGCACGAAAAAAAGCACGCATTGAATTGAATAATCTGGAAGCTGAACATAAATTCCTTTTGACCGACTTGCCAAAATTAAACGCACTAGATGAAGCTGAAAAGGCTTATGCCGCAGTCCAATATAATAAAAAGAATACCGTTGAGTATATTCAAATAACCGTGGCGGAACTACGGAAGATAATACTCGAAAATGGGTTTGCGACAGAGGCTGGAACTATCACCGAAACAGGCCGGATTGCCGCACAGCTACAGGAAGTCCATCCACTGGCTATGAGTGATTTGTATTTCGGTACCAATAAATTTGCTTCACTTGATGCGGCTCAACTGGCAGGACTCTTTAGTTGTTTCTATCCGTTAAATGTGAGTGATAATTTGCGCTGTATTAATCCACAAAATTCACTCAAGGATATTATATTCTTTATGAAAGAACGCCTAGACCATTATCTGAAATGCGAACAAGATGCTTTCTTATTCACCGGCGCGAATTATGAAATCTCTTATGATTTGATGGCGTATGTGGTATTGTGGTGTGATAGTACCGATGAAATAACCTGTAAGCAAATTATTCAAAAGGTGAAAAATGATACAGGGATCTTTATAGGTGAATTTGTCAAAGCTTTATTGAAAGTGAATGCCATCGCACAAGAATTCGAAAAGATATGTGAAATGACACAGAATATGGAGTTGCTAGAGAAATTACGAGAGATTCCGCGTCTTACTTTAAAATATATTGCGACGAGTCAATCGCTTTACTTGTGAAACCGCCCGCTTTGCTTTGCTTGTGATAAAATAAAAAATTGAAATCTATTAATTTTTTATTTTGTATTATTAAAAATGAGTACCAAAGAGAATTGGGATGATGAATCAAGCGATGACGAGGGGGGAAACCCCCCTGAGCCCCCCACTGAAAAGGGGGGAAACCCCCCTGAGCCCCCCACTGAAAAGGGGGGAAACCCCCCTGAGCCCCCCAATAAAAAAGGGGACGAAGTTGAGCAGCAACTGAAAGAAAAAATGATATACGATGAAGTAACATTTGTCGAGGATGAGGGATACCCCCCTGAGGAATATGACCCTGAAGAGGGGGGATACCCCCCTGAGGAATATGACACTGAAGAGGGGGGTGAGGGGGGATACCCCCCTGAGGAAGAGTACGACTCTGATTATGATGATTTTGATAAAAAACTGGGCCGCTATGTCACGCTAAGATAACTAATAAAATTTTACTTCTTTTTCATTGTTTTATTCTTCGCTGGTTTTGTGTTTCTCTCTGTTTTGTTACCTATCTTGGATGGCACTTTTTTCAAGACAAACTCAGCCATGCCATTACCACGCATTTTAATCTCTCCATAAGTGGGGTACTTTGCCTTGAGTTTTTTACTGGCTTCGAGCATCGGTTTAATACGGTCTTCAAAGCGCCCGAGCCCACCTTCTTTCCCATAATATTTCGTCACAAACCCGATTTTATTAAAGCGCAGAACAATGCCATCATGTAAGAAATATTTCAGTGTTCTCTCGACATCTTCTTTTTGGCCGTTTTCTTTGGTGATAGTCAATTGAATGGCTTTTAATGTAGGCCGGTTGATGATCCCATAAAAAGCACCCACAATATAATTTAAATCGGTTGTCATTTCTTTACGCGCCTTACGGAAAAACGGATTAAACACTGCATAGACTCCCCAAATATAGGATTTGTATTTAACGCATTCACTAAAAGCGTATTTAATAAAGTAATCTAAATTATGCTTTTTAAACTCGGTTGAGAGAGATAAATCTATACTTTCCACATCATCATCTAAAAAGACAATATGTTTATTTGCTGGCCACTGATTGGAGATGAACTGGCGTTGTGGTACCAAGCCTTTTTTACCAATAACGAGTGTATTGTAGGTTTTTGGATCCAGTGTGTTTTTATAAAGCGTATAGTCTTCTTTATTGGCCACATACACATGTATTTTTTTCGGGTCTATATTATTCTTATGTAATGTATTTAAAGTGCGTTCTTTGCATACCTGTGACCTTTTATAACTGGGGATACAAACAACATAGTCGGCCATCGTATATATAATACTTTTTAGAAAAATACTTTTGAAAAAAGATACCTTTTATAATTTGCAAAAAATTGAAATGTTTTTTTTTATAATTATAAAAAGAAAACCTAAACAAACAATCAAGAAAATGTCCTCCGTTGTTAATTTTAAATCATGCGTTGTTAATTTTAACTTTGCGGCTCCTTGTGTCGAGCCGAAACGAACAGGCCTTGATATTTTAGACCAATATGAAAGTGATGATGACGACGAAACATTCAATACCAAATGGCGCCCGACACCAGTTAACCGAACCCCCGAAGTCATACTTGGGATTGATTTGTTCCCGACACGAGAATCCGACCGAGATAAAAAAACATACAACCCCGCAGAACGTAGAGCGTTGAGGACAAAAATAAATTCAATTAACACGGAAAGCGAGGCGATTGCGTATGCTAAAAAAGAAGGTTATAAAGTCATTACGCAAAGAAAACCTACTCATAGGTTTTATTTTAAAGGCGGCGAAAAGAGTAAAGACCACACATTCAATAAAACCTACAAGGAGATAGAAACGGCAGTCAAGAAGGAGCAGCAGAAGAAGGTCGATAACCCAGAAAAATTTAAAGACAAAACGGAAGCAAAAGTTTGGATAGTATATTAGAAGAATTAAAATTTTATCAGTTTCAGAATAAAGGCTTTGCCATTTTTTATTTCTTTTTTTTATATTTTCATATTTTTTTTTAATGTCCGATTGTGTTGTTCTTTAAATTTCATGGTCTTACCTTTGGTCTGATCCCAAATATTTTTTCTCAAATAGCACACAATCGATAAGCGTTTGGCGTCATCGGATCCTAACTGAATCGGTAAATTTCCATGGGGTTGATGCACATCCATATATAAAATATCACCTGTTCTTACATCCACTCCAATACCATACTGTGGAAAGCATGTTTCCCCTCCGGTATATTTCCCATGTTCAATCACGGCCAGATTTCCAAATCCTTCAATATCATCTCCTTTATCCGTATGCACGGTCGTTTGATAATTCACATTGGTCGTGATGGTTGTAAAAGATGTACCTGCTATTTTGAACGGTGTTTGATTCGCCTTGCGTCTTTGTTTTTTATAAGGCTCGGGTATATATTGTTCATAATATTTATCGATTTCTTTAATGAGTGGTAATAACTTTTTATATTTCTCTGGGTAATCTGTCAAAAAGCGTGTTTCGCGTACTGTTATTTTTGGTAACGGAATACCCTTCTTTTTAAACATGAATTTATGATTCGGTGAAAGTTTGTCAAAATACCCTAGAATATTCGACTTTACTTTGGGGTTTTCATATATATTTTTACTTTTGCTACCCGAAGCGGAACCACGATTGCTGGAAGTATTTTCTGCGAATTTGATCACATTATCGTAAAACGCATCGATATTTTCTTTTTTTAATTTCTCTTTTCTAAATCTTAATAGTAACTTACCTTCTTTCGTATAAACATCTGCGTCATCCTTTATAATCGTCTTGATATGTTGTGGTTTGACTTTATGATTCAACACTTTATCTAATTTGCTATCGGGATACTCTTTATCTACAATATACTCTGTGACTTTGCCATTCTTTTTTGTTTCGATAATCATATACTTATATAGTAAGTATATAATAATCTCTCCTCAAACTGGACTTGAACCAGCAACCTTTCGGTTAACAGCCGAACGCGCTAACCAATTGCGCCATTGAGGATTTTATTAGATGGGCTTTCCTACCCACAATTATAGACCGCGTGATTTCTTTAAATACTTTTTATATATATTACCAGTCTGAATCATAATATTCAGCCCCAGTATAATCGATCCATTCTTCTAATGTAAAATCTTTGAAATCAGCAGGAAGTTGATAATTCTTATATTCCATATCAAATCCATAAAAAGACATTTCGTAGTAATGACTTTCAGCATTTTTCATAATAGTCAAATACTCTTCAATCGAATGTATTTCTGAATTGTTTGCTCCAACGCCACTGTAAACAATGTATGCCATTTTAGTTAAAATAGTGTTACCTCTATTTATATGTTTTCCGTTATATAATTAGACCAAAAAAGTATTTAAATAAATGGCGCAGGATATAATTATAAAAAAAATATCTATTTAGCCCTAATGGTGAAGTGGCATCATGGCACCCTTCCAAGGTGTTGGCAGCGGTTCAATTCCGCTTTAGGGCATAGATAATCTCATAAAATTTGTATCTCATAATATTTGTATCTCATAATATTTGTAATCTGATTTTTTTCGTCATTTTCGCTTCATCCAGAAACAGATGAGCCGAAAAATTTACCTCCGCATAATTTTTATATTCAGTCGCACTTAACACACTCGTCAGCATTTTCGTTTCGGGAATATAGGCTCTATATTTGTAGAGGCCTTTTGCTTCATCACTTCGTTGGAAGACGACACCATTGTAAATACAACCCGGGTTCTTTTCATAAAGGGTCATCAATTCCATTTCATTTTGTAACCGCCGGATCGCTTTTGTTTTGTTATTAATATGGGCTAGATGGGATTGCCATTTTGCCATAAATGCGATCGCGTCCGCTGACCATTGTAATTCTATAAGATTCATCATATTCACTATATCTACGATTCGCCTGATGGGTGAGGTGATATGTGTATAACACTCTAACCCAAGCAGTTCATGTGGTTTTGCTTCACTCGAATATTCACCTGCGACATTTTGTAAAATACTTTTCAACTCTGGTGCGAGAGTATCCTTTATTTCTTCTTTTTTTCCTGCGGACCGGAAAATACCACCGTGTTTTTTAATGTTGAGTATCTTTGCACATTCATGGTTCATGCGCAGCATACAATACTCCACCACATCATGGCTGGATGAGATATGATCGACATAAGCGCGCTGCTGGTTGTTTAAATGTTGTACTATTTTGAAAATACTTTTATAATCTTCACGCACAATCAACTCGGGTGCTCCATACGCATAATTCTTTTCCACACAGATAATTGTGCTGGTGTAACTTATTTCAGGCATGGCAAATGGATTGGTGGTCAGCTTTATATCCATGACAAACGCGACTCGATCTTCCTTTTCTTTGAGACTAAACATATTCTCCGAGAGAGAAACAGGCAGCATGGGGTATTTTGTTGTAGGTAGATAAATCGTGGATACACGCTCTGTTACATAGGGCCACAGTTGTAAATATTCTAAGAGCAAAGGTACATTCGCAATGTAAATACTGAGTATTGTATCACCATTGGGTAGCGTGCGAATACCGAGCGCATCATCTATGTCCATACAGCCGATGGGATCGATTGATATAATCGAGAGCTGGCGGCGATCTTCTATCGGTTTAGTATTATTATAACACAGTGGTAGAGGGTCTAATGTATATTCACGCAACACGCGTAAGCTGGCCGCGTTAAATGTTTTCAGACTATCACCAATATCTTTACATGCCATTTGATACCCAACATATGCTTCCATATCCTCTACCTTGCCAAATGTGTTCGTTAGCAAGCCGATAGGATGTTTGGTGGTCCATTCTTTGAATTTGAAAGTAATATAATTGTCACTTTTGGTTTTGTCAAAGCCTATCGTTTTTTCTTCGTAGGGTATTAAAAAGCAAGGCAAATGTTCATCGTCCGGCACACATTTGTAAAGTAATTTCGTGCCTTTGCGGCCATAAGTCTTTTGACTGGTTAAAAGCACACCACACATCGCTTCTTTTGTCCTATAAGCTGATGCGATAGTTATGTTGCCACTGGCATCCACCTGGTCGCCATGAAACAGCTTGTGTGGCGAAATATTGAGTCTTTCTTTCTTTGCGTTTTCACATACCCATTCGGTATAATCTCGGCTGGCTATGTGTAAAGTAAACATATCTATTTTACATAGATATAATTATTAAAACTTTAATTCAATTTTCATATCTATTCGGCATTTCGTAATAGTCTGGCTCACATTCATATTTTTTCAACAAGGGATAGAGAAAAGATGGATGAGAGAAAGAGCTATAATCCTCGAAAATTTGGTCGCCTTCGGCTATATCCTGAATAGCATAACAGTGGCCTGTTGAGAGATCTGTTTTACAATTGGGAGTAGTCGAATGATTAATATATTGTCCATCGTCATTAATTAAAGAGAGGATAGGCCCTTTGCCAAAACTCGCATCCAAGAATCGCCGCTGCTCTTTGAGAGATGGTAAGCTTTCTAAATAAGCAATACTTTGCGCTTCGTCATATTCAAAGACATTGTCGTTTAATTTATAGCTCCATACACAAGTGCCAGCTGGCACAGATTCTAACACATAGAGACCCTTGCCATAATTTTCGGTCTCTCTTATTTCATAGTGAATATTCATTGTGCGTATTAATTATTATACTGATTATATTTATACTGATTCTATTTAAATTCTTTATCGATGACAACAGCCTTGGCGATTTTCTTCATAATTTTATTTTCACTATCCACAAACGATTCTTTGCCACCCATACATTGATTCATAATTTGGATATAAGTCTCGTTTAGTGGGTGTGAAGTATTCATACAAGCCGGGTTCTTCTGGCTCCAGGGTAGCATCATGTCGCCGTTTTTCTTGGTGATGTATTTGATAGCTTTACGCAGACGGTCGTATGTGCTATTTTCTTTTTCCCAAATATCATCGGCTTTCACATACATAATCTCTCTTTTCCCATCACTACAATGAATGGGCCGTTTGTATATATCCATTTCATTGAGCTTCCGGATAATAATGTTGCTGATTCCTTCGACATAACCAAGCTTACCTACATCTTCCAAGTCGGAGAATTCAAGTGTCATCGAATTGACAAAATCCATCAAATTCATCGCATCTTTGCATTGTTCATTGAGAAAGAACTGCATATTGAATGTTTTATTGTTTGAATTGTTATTGTTATGTTGTATTGTCGTTGAATTATTGGTTTTACAAACATCAATCATTTGTTTCTGAAATTCTTGATTTTGTTTTTGTAATTCATAGTTTTGTTTATGTATTTCATTTGTTTGTTTTTGTAGTTCGTTGTTGTTTTTAACAATTTCGAGAACCAGATTCGTTAAATAGGTTACTTCTACAGGCGAAGCATCGTTTTTTGTTGTTGGAATACATTTTTGCTCATGATACCATAAGCTATTCCGTGCTTTGTATTCTTTATTACATACACTACATACATACATTAGAGGTTTTTTTGATTCTAGATTTTTCGAATCCATTCTATTTTTATGTTTCAATGTCAGACAATGTCTTGTATAATCTTTTTTGTTATTGGTTTTCATGTCACAGTATTCGCATGTAAATTTTTTTGCGATTTTTTTATGAGAGTTTGTTACTGGTTGAGATAATTTAATATGTTTTTTTGTTTTATTATGAACCTCTAATAAGTCTGAATTAGCGCATTTTATATTACATATATTACATTCAAATACCTGTTTAGATATATAAATAATAGTATTTTTTGTAGGTATAATTTTAGGTTTTGGAAAAGGTTCTATGCTATTAAGTGTTGCATTCAATGATATAAAATATTCTTGCTCTTTTTTCCGTGCTTCATAATGGTCTGCGCAATTGAAAAAATTAATAATTTCCATTTGCCAATTTTCCCACCCCCCATTAGCGCGAATAACTTCATAAAGTTTACATTTGTGATTCGATGATTTAACATTGATACAACTTTGTTTATGCGAATGTTTCCGCTGAACAAAATTAGTAGTATGACCTACATATACATCTGTAATTGTTTTATTTTTACATGTGATTTTGTAAATAATTGTGTTTGAATAATCTATTTCTGTTTTGGGCATTATATTATATTTTATTAGTTTATTATTTTTATATTAAAATAATCTTATTATCTATAAGATTCATAAAAAACGCCTAAATAGTTTTCGCAAAAATTACTTAAAAAATTATGCTCACAACATTTTTCACCAAAAAACGAAAATGAGAGCATTATGGTCACAAGTCCAAAAAAGCAAGGTTTTTGCGCAGGCCGGACGGGGCTTTTTGAAAATGGACATTTCCAAAAATGTCCAAAATCGATTTCTGAACTTCAAACCTGGAAAATTCCTTTTCTTTGATTATTCATCCATTATATAAATTTGCGTAACTATATGCGATTAAAAGAGATAGGTTATTTTTGTGGTTAGTGCCATCAAAATGCCGCCCCAGAGCGTATCAAGCGCGACCGCTTTTGGACTCCATTTCTCAATAATAGTATAATTGGTTGTTTCATAGACTCCGTAAATAACCAGACCGAGGAGGAAGGCATCTTGTATAGAGCGTTTTGGCGCAATAATGAAATAATTGAGCCCGAAGATTAATAGGATATAACAAAGGATTGCACCAAATGGCTTGAATTTAATGCGTGAGCCTTGAATAGAATAAATCATTTTATTGAAAAAATTACTGAAAGCCGAGAGATAGATGAAATCCAGAAAGAGCATTGCAGCTCCAGAAATGAGTATTTGTTTGAGTTTCATTATGTATATATCGCCGACAATTATTTTAATTGGATGGAAGCTGGATGGATTTTGGCAGCATCAAAAATGAATAGTTTTTGTTTATGCTGTGTATTTTTACGCGTTTTACGAGCGCGTTTCTTGAGTTTATATGTTTTATATTTCATATATATAACATATTATTATAAATGAGTTGTTTCCAATACAGTTGTTGGTAAAAGTGCATTCTCTCCATTAAAAGGTGAGGTAAGAGGCTCGGGTGCTAGCGTAGCGGGCGTTACAAGCGCAGCGGGTGTTACTAGCGTAGCGGGTCTTACAAGCGCAGCGGGTATTGCAATCGCAGAACTCGGTAAAAGTAAGTCGAGTGGTAAAACCGCAGCCGGCTCTTCTGTTATAACATTTTTCGTCGATAGCGTGGCAATCGTATTGCGCTTGACATTTTGTGTTTGTAAGAGTTTCATTACTAAGTGCGGTAGAATGGCGACAGTATTCATATAAGTTTTATATTTAAAAGTAGCGAGACTGGCACCTTTACCAAACTCAATACTATACCACCAATAGGCAGGTATATATAAAATCTGGCCTTTTTTCATCACTAAATCTAAACATTTAATCTTGTCAAAATCGGCCTTGTATTGGGTTTGAATATCCCAAGGATTGACAGGCGATCTAAATTCGAAATTCTCATAGTCTTTTTGCTGGTATAAGTATTTTGAACTCTTGGGTTGTGTCATTTTTACTTTAATTTCGCCTTCCGTCACAAGAAAGTAATTGCGATAATTCAATTCATATTTGAAGGGTGTCCGCGTCCGTGGTGCGGCAAAGAGAAAATCATACGCGCATTGTGATACCATATAAGGCCTCAAAAAAACATCATTGTATTTGAAACTTTTGATGATGCCGGTTTCTTCGAGAAAGTCTGTATTGTTTTCAACAAGGTATTTCTGATCCTTATCTTCGGTGATGACTTTTAAAGCATTGCTAAACGCGAGAGGTACATACAAATTGTCTTCGTTATCGTGTTTGACATTGCGAATCTTGATATCAAAAGCACCATAGGTATCGAGAATGGCTGCACATTGACATGACTCGAATATTCGATCATTTTGAAAACGAAAAAGAATGGGCTGCTTTAAATCACAAATCTCTTCGAGTTTATCTTTGGATGGATTATCGATCTCATAGATTTCTAAATCATCACTGGTTTTTAGTTGAAAATAAACATGGAGATAAAGAAAAAGAACTAAACAAAAAATCAGCACAATGTAAATAATATGCATGATTTAACTATTTTATTTGAATACTTCTTTTTTATTTTTGATACGCATCATTTATATTTCGGTCGTATGTTTTTGTAGATACATCTTTTCGTTTTCTTTGGCCAGTTCACGAGCTTCTTCGTTCATTTCATTCACCATTTCGCTGAAGAGGTCCCATTTAATTGAACGCCATGCCACATTACCTGGCTTACTGCGTGGATAAGTGTAATGCATGATGATTTCGCTATTTTCTTCGTTGGTATAAGAAGTGATTTCTTTGATCACATGGTAACTGCCGATGCGCATGATGCCGATATCAAAATGACCCAGTGTTAATAACTTGAGAATCATACGGCGATTGTAAGGGTATTTCCGCAAATATTGGTAGACCTCCATATCAATACCCCAGGTCGCTTTCTTCGTCAAGCCAAAGATACAAGCACCATCTACGGTTTGGAAATGGAAACACAAGAGGAGTTTGTTGGCATCAATAAGTGTTTGGATGGCTTTATAGTCGTTCGGATTCACCACATATTCTAAGCCTTCGTCGGTTTCATACAAGGGTTCAAGCATCACGGGCGTAGACATTCTTTTCTATACTTGGTTGTTACTTTTTATTTGGTTTTAATAAAAGGATTTCAATTTTTTTATTAAATATTAATATATATGGATAAAGAATATATAAAAAAAATTATATACAGGAGTGGAGATGTTTTTCTACCTGAAAATGTTATAACTATATTGGCAACAGATATCATTGGTTCTTCAAAAAAAACATTTTATATTAGTGGCTGGTCTATTATTCATTTTATAAGCGGCATTCTAACCGGTTATCTCTATTTGTATTTTAAATATGATATTACTCGTTACGCATTGAATATGTTAATAATACATACTTTATGGGAACTTTGGCAGATTTCAATCGGCACATCAAAACCATATAAACTAACAGAACGAGGTAATATCATAGATACAATCGTTGATACTCTATTATTTATGTGGGGGGCATATATTATACTCAAAATTATAAATAAATTAAAAAAATAATGCTTTATACTAGAAATGATTTGCCACTTATGTCTTAAAAAAATTACACTGATAGAAAAGACCACCTGTAAGTGTAATAAATGTAATCAATATTATTGTACGAAGCATAGGTTAATGGAAGCGCATACTTGTGCGTATGATTCAAAAAAGAAAAAGGAAGAAGAAGTTCGGAAATATATTGAGGTAAATAAATGTGTTAATGCCAAAGTGGTGAAAATTTAAGAAAAGGTTAGATCATAGATGATGTCTCTATTCATTTTATACCTTATCAGATTCTGATATTTTAATCAATGATGGTCTCCAATATACACACCATTTTTCATCAGATGTTGGAATCATTCTTACGCAATTATCATTATTAATACCCCACATACGATTAAATAGTTCAGCACTTGATGGATTTTTTCCATCTTTTCGTAGTTCTTTTGGAGCTTCAGTTGTTGTTCTTTTATTTAATTTAGCTCCAAGTGTTTTTCCAAATAATATAGCATCATCTTGTGATTCAAATACCCGATGTTGTTTGTCAGTATCTTCTGCTTTAAGTTTTATATCTTTCTTTTTCTTTTGAATTCGAATATTTTCAATAGCAGATTGTCCAACTTCGCCCATTTCAGTCATAGGTTCTCTATAATCTTCTTGGGAAACAACTTCTCCGTTATGATCACATGCCATATTTCTTGCGCATTCTTCCATAACAATACATCGGTTCATTATGATTGTTGGACAATATACTTGCGTCTGTATATATTTATCACCCCAATCTTTCATTCTACCTGTTATTCTTCCAAATAGTTGATATATTTCATCATTTGTAAGATCTAAGTGTCCAAATATAGCAGATGTAAATGAGCCAAGTAATTTATGAGTTAATGTTTGACCCATGCCAACACATAATAAGCCAGTAATTACAATTGGGCGATTTTGTAATTTGTGGTGTAATACAAGTCTGGAAATTGTTTCGCATACTTCTTCGTCTTCCGATGTTAATGCCACTGTTTTTGTATTTCCAACACAATCTTTATATTGAAGAGTTTTTTCAAATCCATTTATGACAATAACAACCGCAGTATTATTGATACTAAACACTAAATTCCTTACGGCATTATGCCCTTCGCGACGAATATGTGCTGGAATGAATGATCTTGTGTTGTCTCCCAAAATTTCTGGATATTTTCTTAGAACACTATCTATAAAACCAATTGTCTGTCTATCCATTTCATCAAAATCAAATGGATGTGGACGAATGTAAGGATTTACAAAGAAATCATCAATACAATTAAATATCATATCCTTATATCCAGCATAATTTGAATGAGAGAAATCATCTAACTGAATGAGTCTTATTTTAGACCAAAACCCTGACCCTGCTTTTTCCCAAATTCTATCGGGTGATGCGGTTAATGCTGTAATACCCTTTACAATATCCAAATTATGAATTTGTTCTATTTGAGAACGGAGTGAATCAGTAATATATTTATGTAGTTCATCATAATAAGCAAATGCTCTAAAAATATTGATTTTATTTTTGTCAATCACTTTTATAAATTCTACTCCATCATCGTATCTTATTGTGTTGCTACACATAACAACCACGCGTGGACAAGTAGATTCGTCTGCACAAAGACCCTGTAATTCTAATCTATTTTTTATGTGTTTATATTTTCCATCATATCTTGATGAAAACACACATATAGACCCCTTTCCATAAGTTTTCTCGACTGTTTCAAGCCGTTTAGCAAACTGCTTATTATTTAATAATGTATTCATAGTAAATATAATATGAATACTTCTTCCCAAATCATTGTCTTGGCGAATCTCGGCAAGAATCTTTGAAATAGCGGTGAATGTTTTTCCTAGCTGAGTTAGGAGAACACAAAGTATAAACTTTGTTGTAGATTCAATAATCCGATCCATTCTTGTTCTTTTTGATATTATATAATTAATATATTAATCGATCAATTTTTTATGAAAAAAATGTTTTATTTCATAAAAAGGTTTAATTATTTATTTATTCGTCGTCGGCGATCTTAGGTGCCAAATGAATACGCACGAAACTCTCGGTATCATTGTTGTCACCGATGGCATACTTCATGAACATTGGCATTTCGTCACTAAAGCCCAGCTCCATCACCGGCGCGAGTTTGTTGAAGGTTGCCATCATTTGAACATAACGGAGGCTATAAGTCTGTTTGAGAACGCTGTTTTCGAGCATAGCATACTCGGCTAGGTCTTCGGCTTTTATTCGAGCCACCATAGAGCCATCGGTACCGGATGATGTGAATTCAATATCTTCTTCGTTGAAATTGATAGATAAGGTATCGGCAAAGATGGCCAGTTGGTTGATGAGCGAATGAAACAACTTCGAATCAACTGACATATCCACTAGTGTATCCGCGTCGACTACCGCCATGAGCTGGCTTTCTAAGTCGATAAGAGATAATTCGTAGTATTTGTTAAACTGGCTGGTATCCGCATTGCCATTTTCGAAACTGATATGGATTTTATCACTGTCCGGCTGTATTTCAATCGATAACTCTTGATTGTCACTCCATGTATTGAGGACCTTGTTCAGCATGATGATGTTGATGGCGATTTGGCCCATATCCGTCTTAGAGTCAAACTCATAGGTCTTAAACCATTTGCTCATGAGGCGGCACTCGAAGAGCGAGCAGTGTGAGTCATCCATGGCTTGAATATATACTTGATCGTCTTTGAAATAGATCGACACATTGTCGGTAAACGCTTTCAGGTTGGCGAAGATAGCGGCGAATTGTTGAGTCTTGCGGGCGTTTGCGAATACGAGCTTCATTTTCTTTTAAATGGTTTTACATTAACTATTAGTGGAGGGTTTAAATCAATTTTTTTGTAAAATTAGTTATTTGCTTTAATTTAATATAGAAACTTTTATAAATGAGTTATGAATATATATTTATTCTATATTCCTGTGAAAAAAATATAGAAAAAACGAATAAAACATATGAGAAAATATATGATAAAATATCAAATACAAAAGTATACATTATTTACGGTGATACAAGTATAGATGAAAAATATATAATAAAAGATGATAAATATATTATTTTGAATGTGAAAGATGATTATGATCATTTATCTAATAAAACAATATTACTCATTGAATGTATTAATAGACTATTTCCATCCATAAAAGGTATGTTTAAATGTGATGATGATATAATTATAAACTTAAGCAGTATAAATAATACTATAAATGATGTAGAAAATATAGATTACGCTGGAAAAATCATTGTTATAAGAGAAAAAAATAAAGAAAGTAGATATCCAATCTATCCTTGTATTTATTGTGGTGGACCTTTATATTTTTTAAGTAAAAAAGCAATCGAATCTTTTAAATTTGATGTTAAACTGATTTATTATGAAGATATCATGGTTGGTTATCATTTAAATAAAAATAATATCTTTCCTAACAAAAAATACGATTTATACAGCGATCAGATTGTAAATAGTAATATAAAGTCATATCACAATGTTCATCATTATGAAGAATTTTATTTGAAACTTCAAGGTGGATTAGGTAATCAGTTGTTTCAATTAGCATGTGCTATGACAATTTCAAAAAAGTATAATAAAAAATTAACATTAAATGTTAATCATATTATACCGAATCCTCACCAGAAAAACAATATAGATATTACATTGAATACCATTAAAAAAATATTTCCACAACTATCTATTTCGAATACAATGATAGAACGAGGACATTTTTGTACATACAAAGAAGACAAAAATGAATGTTTTTTATTTAATTCTGAGAAAATAGATAAAATTGTTAATGTATATCATAATATCATATTAGAGGGTTTTTTTATAAATTACAAATATATTCCAATAGATATTTATGATCAAATAATTCTATCGCCAACAGACAACCGTTTATTGAGCTTTGATTTTAGTAATTTTTATTTTATTCATATAAGGTTAGGTGATTATTTAAATAAAAAAATGTATCAAATAAATTTAATATCTTATTACAATTATTGTATCAATCAAATTTTAAATTTAAATTCAGAAACAAAATTTATTATTTGTACTAACCAATATGATTTGATTTTGGAAAATTATATAAAGCAATTACCTAAAAATACAAATTATGCAATACAAAGTAAAGATAATACCGATATAGATACTTTGTACATCATGTCGTCTTGTCGTGGTGGTATTTGTTCTAACTCTACTTTAAGTTTTATGGGAAGTGTATTACAGAAAAAAAAAGAAAATATTTATATGCCTTATCCATTTGTGAATTTTACACATGAGTTTGATGAATCAAATGTTCCGATTGATATGTATCCGGATTGGTGTAATATATATAATACGATCAACAATACTATAATAAAAAAAGAATCGTAATTCTTTCTCTTTTTTCTTATAATTTATTACATACAAATAAGCAGAACGGCGAACCAAGTGTTGAATCGATAATCTTAAACCCATTCTCGGTCAAGAGTTTACGCAACAGTTCACCACCGTTTTCTGGTGTGAGCGGTTCTGGTGACCACTTCTTAGTGCTGTCGCTGATATAAAACAGCCCACCGCTTTCCAAGACACGATACGCTTCTTTAATGTATTGTGTGCAATTGTCGAGCGTTCCCCAGAGGGCTAAGGACATGATGCCAATTTCTACCGAGGCGTCGTCTAAGGGTAAGGCGGAAATATCCACTTCTTGTATAAGCGGGTCACCGCCTGATTGGTGGTCGTAGTTATGGAAAGTAAAGCGATTATCATTTTGAAAATGGTGAGCGATCGGGGCTTCACCACAACCCATATCCACCACAACTTTTCGTCGTTTTGTTTGGATTTTTTCCAGTTCCCGAATAATCTGATTACTGGGGATAGACGCAGGGTCGTAGGTGGCAAAATTGCGTTTGCGGGTGGCATGGTATTCCCGCCAGAGTTGCGGCTCAGCTTTGAACTTTGCATTAAGCGTATCCGAACGCATTTTTAAGTAAGTTCTGTGTAACTGGCCAATTTCAGATGGAGGCGGGAAATGGTGCGGGGTTGTTTGTTCTGCGGTTGTAGTTGCTATGGGGATGGCGGTTTGTTTTTTCTTTCGGATTAGTTTGGGTTTTGGTTCGTTGATAAAATCAGTCCATAACGCATAAATCTCGGGGTTTTTCATACCTTCTTTACATTTTTGTATATCTTCATTATAATTTGACTTTTGTTTAGTATACCAAGAACCCAACGATTTAATATCTTTATTTTTATCACCATTGCTTGGTGTTTTATTATTAATAAATATATAATCTTTCAATCTTTTTAGCATTAACTTCCACTCTTCTACCTTATTTATTATTAAATGTGCCTTATACTTTGGGTTATTAATTGTTTCAGTCCATAAAAGATGAATATCTTCATCAGCAAGTATTACCTTACATTTAGTTATGTCTGGATTGTAATTTTTCTTTTGCGTTCCAATCCAATGACTTAATTGTTTAATATCTGTGTCTTCATCCGTTTGAGATGGACGTCTTTGATTATCATCAATATATTTTTTAACTTTTTTTAGAGTATATCTCCAAATTTCATTAAGATTGCCAAAATAATCTTGATATTTTGGGTCATTCATTGTTTTTGTCCAGAGAATATGTATTTCTGGTGTTTTCATAATTCTTTTGCTTTTTGTTATGTTAATATCATAATTTTTTTTTTGCGTTCCTATCCACATTGCGAATGATTTAACTTCCTTATTTTTATCGCTGTTAGAAGGGGTTTTTTTATTCGCATCAATATACACTTTGACTTTCGCCAATTTATATTTCCATTTTTCCAGCAAATCACATAAATATTCATTGTATTTTGGGTCATTAATTGTTTCTGTCCAGAGAATATGTATTTCTGGTGTTTTAATTATGAATTGAGATTTGGTAATATCCGCATTATAATTTCTTTTTTGTGAAAATATCCAAGTGTTCAATTTTTTTTCTTTTGTTGAATATGGGAACTCTTTATTGTCATCAAAATATTTTTTCATATATGTTAATGACTCTTTCCATTTCTCCACCCCATAAGAAACCTCACATTCAATCACCACCGAGCAAAACTTTTGGCTGAAATCCAGTTCGCCTTTCACACCCCACAACATTTGAATAGCGTCGTTTTGGTGAATAGACATGCGGATGCGTTTCGGTTGACGGCGATCTTCTGTATCGGAATCCGAATCGCTTGCGCTATCAGATTCAGTGTCCGCTTCGCTTTCATTATCATCATCTTCCGCTTCGCTTACATCTTCACGACTATCGGAATAATCCAAACACATCTCATACAGTTCCGGGTCTTCCTGTCTTAACGCACCCAAGACATTCAGAATAGATGCATAATCACCCTTCTCTGACCGCATTTGTTGGCGAATGAGTTCATCTTGTTTTACTCGATCGCCATTTGCGGCTGCGTAGTTTTCCATATTTACCCAGCATGGAATAAGAATGGTGGATACATGGCACTCCGGATTCGGTCGCACGACGCGCCCAATATTTTGGATAATTTTGGTAATCGAGGATTTCGGATCAGCAAATACGCACATATTCGCTTTCTTGGTATCGACTCCTTCACCAATCGTTTCACAAGAACTGATGATATATATTTCATTCGAAGGCGTTTCCCCTAAAGATTTAAGCATAACTTTACGCTCATCAGGAGGAGTTTTCCCGTCCATACCCTTAAAGGTAATGGGTTTCTGATAATAACTCGCTTTCTCGGGAAACTCGTTTTTAAGCACTTTATCAAAGGCGGCTTGAAACTCGGCTTCGTTGACGAAGTTCCACACATTCGTATTGCTTTCCCCATTCACACCAGAATGAAAGGATAAGACCCGACTCGTGTCTTTGGTTAAAATCGCCCGCGACATCGCTTCATAAATAGACGAATTGGTATTTTCTGTATACATATCAATACAGATTTCAAATTCATTCACATATGGCCCGGTCGCATCATAGAGAGCTTGTAAATAGGTATACTCATATGCCACTGGTCCGCACATACTTTTTGACGGATCGTCTCGGTCAAACATCGTAATACCATTCTCGTTCTTGGGCGTTGCCGTAAAGAATACTTCCTTCTCGAAATGCGGCGTACCAAAGACGAGTTTTTGATACTTAGGTGATGTTACATGATGCGCTTCGTCGTAGCACACTATTCCGATTTTTTGGCCATTCAAATTGTTCAGTAACACTTCAAAGCTTTGATAGGTGACAAGAACAATTTTATCACTACTATATTTTAAAAATTGTTTAATTTTTTTGGAGTCTGTAATACTTTCAATCGTAATTTCACCATCTTCGCCTCTTTCTTCGAGTGATGAAATACTAATTTTTTTATATTTTTTGAAATACTTTCCCACATAGTCATTCCAATACTGCTGGATGAGTGCAAGTGATGGAAAGACTACCACGCTTAAATTTTTTTTTTCATGTTTAATCACATTTGCAATAATGATGGATTTACCTGTGCCACAAAACATTTTCGTAAGGCATTTCTGCTCAAGTAAAATATTCTGTATAGCTTTTACTTGATATGGTCTTAACGCTGGGTCGGATTTCAATAACACTTTTTCGGATAAGGCAGACATTCTCTTTGATATTTTTACTTTTTAATAATAAATTAAAAGCAATTCAATTTTTTTTGCAAAATAAAAAAGAATTGTAATTCTTTCTCTTTTTTCTTATAATTTATTAATTCTTATAATTTATTAAGCGTTAACCTAACGCCGGCACACTAACTTATGCTCTGCCCAGTCTTCCTCTTGGCATTCCGTCGAGCAATAGCTGACCAACCCGCATCTTCCACATTTTTTTAATTTTTCATGCGAATCCTCACAAACAGCACATTCGGGCGCATAAATTACATTGTGCTTCTGCTTATTGGCATAACTGCGCATCTCTTTCATCGCGACTTTGTAGCCATGCTTATAGCCAGCACGCCATTCCATAGGGCATCCAGTACAGCCGAAGTACTTAAGGGGCTCAGCCCCTTCAACCCCGTCTTCTGGGTCTGATTCGTCCTCATCTTCTTCGATTTGGTCGTCTTCTTCATATTCTTCTTTTTCTTCATCTTCTTCGATTTGGTCGTCTTCTTCATCTTCTTCTTCCTCCTCTTCGCTTTCGCTTGAGGGTTCATAATCTTCGTCATCATCGTCGCTAGCATCTTCTGTTTCGCTAGCTTCTGCTTCTGTTTCGCTTACCTCTTCTTCTTCAACTTCTTCGCTTTCACTTTCCTCTTCCACAACATACTCACCTTCTTCTTCTTCATAATCAACAGCATCGAAGGGCAAACAGTTTTCACAAATCGGTTTCTCTAAGCCATATGCCGTGCTGAAGTAGAATAAAGCATCGCCTGTAAAATCGCACACAGCGCATGTATTGAACTCGTAACCATTATCACCGAGGTCTTCTACAATTGGATACGATGTTTTCATACACCAATTGTAGATGGCCCAGTTTAAGAAAGTTGCGGACAAATAAGCGATGGAATGCTTACACGGTAAGCGCTTAGCGGCCTCCATTGTTTTCTTATGGTGATCGGTTTCAGCTACACGTCTGTTCAACTCGACCAGCATATTGTAGAGGTCGTTGGCGATTTTATAAAAGGGAGCTTGTACCGAGGCATTGCTAGAGTTGTTAAACTTGCCTAGATAAGCTGGCTTTTCGGTTTCTAATTCATTACGGAATACATTAAACGGTTCAATAGAGCCATCGGCTCCCTTCTTCTTTGCATACATAAAGGTCTCAACCAACCAAGTGGCTTCAGAGCGGGTTAACCGGTACAATTCGCGTTTCTGAGTAGCAGAAGACATTTTGGTTTGTTTTTATCTCAACACTTTTGCAAAAATAGCATTTCAATTTTTTGCAAAAAAAATTAGACAAGAAGAATTAGACAGCCGAAGAGTATATATCATTTTTTTTCCGAGAGTCGATATCAGATATGAGAGATTCAATCAAGTCATGTGGTAAAAACTGATCGATATTGTCTTGAATTTCTTCAGTGGTCGGTAAGCGTTTTTTATCTTCTTCAAATGTCTTAATGAACTGTTCTATCATTTCTTTGCGTTCATCTTTCGGTTCATCCTTGACAATCAGTATTGGTTTACAATCTATGACGACTGGTGGTTTATACATTATTTTTGACACTGATTCAATGGAATCACAAATCTCGGGTTTAGTGATCTCATCGAATAAAATCTGTTTATCCGTCATTGGCATTTTATTTCCATGTTTGTCATATTTAATTTCACCACCCGAAAAGGTTTTTTTGAATAAAACGACCACATGATTCGGTATGCTCTGACTCGTTTCGATCAATCTATCAAATTCTTCTTTACATGCTTTTATTAATTGGGTAACAGGTGTGCGTTCGCCTGGAGATTTGGCTAATTCGACTTTAATATTGCGTTGAAATTTGCCCCATGATATAGAACTCACACGATGGGATTCATTCAATTCACTGATTTTTAAAAACTGCTGAACAGTCGTCAATATGCCTGCCAGTAAATTCACCGCACCGATCGCCATCGTTGCCGCGGTCAGATATTCATCGGGTATATTGTTCTGAGCAAAATTGGCAGTTCCAGTAAGGGTGCTCATAATAATCACAGGAATGGTAAACCAGCGATTTTTACTGTCATATTCTTTGTTAGTTTTTTCATGTAACCATTTATAACAGGTGGCCTTATCTGCCCAATCAATAAGGATTTTTTCATGCTGAGGAGTCCATTCAACCTCTTGTACAGTTGTACTTTCACATGACATTATATATTATAGTAAAAAATAAAATACCGCTAAAATATATAAGCAAGATAAAAAATGGAGAAAACAAACGCAGAAAACAGAAACGCCGAAAACAGAAACGCCGAAAACAATTTTCAAATCGTAAAACAGCTTCGTTCGGATATTAATACGATATTCAATGAGATTGATGAAAAGATTAAAATATTAAATGAGATCTATAACGAGCTAGTAAAAACACATCATGACAAAAATTATATCATTGGGCTCGATTCTTTTCATTTTCAAAATAAACTCATTCAATTGGAATATGACAATATGAAAAATATCTTTAATTTTATTGATAATCGGGTGTATTGTGAGTATTATAAACTTCACCGCATGCTCTATGATTATATCAAAGATATCAAAGAAAAAGCAATTGTAGATAAATTACTCGTCATTCATAAAAAATATCCAATTTATAAAGATTTAGAACCTACTAAAGTATATGATTTTAATATCACCATTGAAATCAATAATACGATACATAATGCTGTTCAAGATTTAAAAGAATACCTGCGTTCAAAAAAGAAAGAGATGACGACTAAACAGAAACAAACCGAGATGGGTATTAATATACACAGTATTATACATGAGCAAATGTATAATAATATTATTTTAGAAGAGAGAATTCACATGTTTGAAAATTATTTGAATACTTTTATAACACACCACTCCAAGTATTTCAGTCGTTTTATTATCAAATTGAAACTCATGCTTGGAATTGTCAATGAAGATTTTCATTTGAAAAAAAAAACAGGATTGGAAAATAAAAATTCATCACATCGGATAAAAAGAACTATTTCAACATTTGAAATGTCTAGACCATATGAATTTGTATCAGATACTTCATCTGTTTCTTCGAGTAAATCATCTATGAATGATTTGGAAGAAACTAATTTGCGATCATTGGTAGGCGATATGGAGTCGAATAAAGAGATTCAATCTCATCTTAACACAATAATTCAACATATAGCTGAAGAACGACCTGCTCTTCGACAACATAACTCAATCACCACGACGGATGTTTAATCTTCAGTAGAAGGCTCACTGATTAGAAGAGTAACAGGCGTAGCAGACACAGGCGTAGAAGGTACAGGCGTAGCAGACACAGGCGTAGCAGGTACAAATGTAAATGTCGGACCAGCATATGTTGTTGTAGGCGGTGGTGGTGTTGTCGGTCTTGATTGATTCTGTAATTTCAACATCGCTAAGCTTGTTTCCATTGCGAAACTTTGTACATTGGTCAATGTCATTTGTAAGTTCATTATAACTTCTTCCAACATCTGTACTTTTTCTTCTAAAGTGCTGATGCGTTCGTAGCACTCTTCATCACATGCTTGTGAAACAGATGCTTGTGTAACAGATGCTTGTGTAACAGATGCTTGTGTAACAGATGCTTGTGTTTGTGCGAGAGATGCTTGTGTTTGTGAAACAGATGCTTGTGAAACCGATACTTGTGCTTGCCTGTTTAATTTTTCGTCGATTTTGTTCAAGCGTTCCTCATGTACCTTTAAGACATGCATTAACGGCATTGGGCCTCTGATTTGTAGGCTCTCTTCATCAAAAACACTATTGGATTTTAGGTTGGTTTGTTTGGGTAGCGGACAAGAACCTGGTTTCAAACTACTACAACTGATGATGGGCTTTTGATTGGGGTCGGGCTTACTACGACGGTTTTTGGCTGCTGCGATTCCGGCTGCTCCACTCATTAAATTATATTCTTTGAAAATATAATTTATCTCATTTATTTTCGCATTTCCATTTTAATTGGTTCATGTGATTTATAATTCAACAATTCTAAATCCTCTAAAGAATAATCTCCTATATTTTCTCTCAATGTCTTAATATTCAGAGTTGGAAAAGGCATTGGTTGTCGCAATACCTGTTCGGCTAAAGCTTCTTCATGATCATCATAAATATGACAATTGCCTAAATGATAGTAAAAATCGGTCGCGATGAGGCCACAATGTTTGGCCAGCAAATGTGTGAGGAGAGAATAAGAAGCGATATTAAAACAAATTCCGAGACCTACATCCCCGCTGCGTTGATATAAACTACATGATAATTTATCACAGTCAGTAACATTAAATTGACATAACACATGACATGGCGGTAAAGCCATTTCACCAATTTGACAGGGATTCCAAGCTGACATCACAAGGCGCCGGGAGTTGCGTGTGTTTGGATTCTTCAAGCAGCTAATAATATAGTCGAGTTGGTCAACACCTTTACCACTATAATCATCATGACATGTACCATAAGGGGCATTAAAATGTCTCCATTGATGTCCATAGATGGGACCTAAATCATTTTCGGCGCGGTCATAGAGGCCAATGTCATCTAAATAATCACGCGAAGCATTGCCATCCCAAATCTTGACATTTTGGGATTGAAGAATACTATTATCAGTTGAACCTTTAATAAACCAAAACAGTTCTTTGGCACATGTTTTCCAAGCGACCTTTTTAGTGGTGAGCAATGGCCAAACCCCGTCCGCCAGAGAGAAATGCATCGCACTGCCCACAACTGTTTTAGCATTTCCATTGCGACCTGTCTCCATCACTCCTTCATTTAAGATATCCGTAATAAGATTTAAATATTGGTGTTCATCGTGTCTATTTTCCCCATTATAATCATACTTATTTCGTTCCAAAGTTCGGCGTAACATTTTATACAATATCTAAATGATTATTTTTAATTTCTTTTCATAAAACATAATGGATAAAATTAGTGACAGTGTTAAATCCGTTCAACATGAATCATCGGGTTTTTTAAATTATGTTTTTAACTTTGATACAGAAAACAAACACCGCATCATGAATATGCTGCAATATACTTTGTTATCGATCATTCCCGTTCTCCTTATTTTGCGTGGGATTAAACATATTATACCGGAGGAAGATGATTCCAAAGGTAGTTTCGAAATTTTAGCAGAAAGTGTTGGACAGGTTATAGTGATTATGTTGGCTATTTGGTTGACCAATAAAATTATTAACTATATTCCCACTTATAGTGGCGAAGAATATCCCAAGTTTAATGAAATCACTTTTGTCATCCCCTTCATCATCATTTTGGCTACTATGCAAACCAAGCTCGGAGCGAAATTTAATATATTGATTGACCGGGTAATGAATTTAATTTTTGGGAAGAAAGAAGAAGAGAGAAAGCCACAACAAGGTGGGCAAAATGTCGTTAGAATTTCGCAGCCTCTAGCAGGACAACATCAGCCGAGTCAAGCAGATTATTTAGACCGAAATCAACTTCTACCTTCTAATCCAGCTTTATCTTCTATGCCTACGAAATTCCCGCCCCAGCAATTACAACAACAGCAACCGGTCGCAGTGGCACAAGAATTTTACCCAGTATCGAATGAACCAATGGCAGCAAATGAAGGTGGTGGTGGATGGGGATCTTGGTAAGGGGGACACCCGCCGCTCCGCAAGCCCTCGCCCCCGCTTTGTAGTCTACGACCCGCCGCTCTATAAACTCGATTAGTTATGTATTGTCTAATACCATTCTTTATAAAAATTTAAATTTTTAAATTTTTATATCATATAATTCCCCTATAATGGGGGGGCGTGGGGGGTGAACCCCCCAAATGGAAGTGAAAAAGAAAAAGAGGTATAAAGTGGGTGGAGGAAGAAAAAAATTGAAATGCTTTTGTAAGAAAGAGTAGAAGATAACTGAAAAGATTGAAATGGAACAAGAATTGAAGATGAATTTATTAGAGATGGCAACGAAGTACACGGAAGTGTTGATAAAGAAGCTGAGTGTGCGTTACAAGTTTGACTTGGCGTCCGCATTGGCGTATGTGCGTTCGGCGGAAGCACTGGAGGAGGAGGTAAGTATTGCGGGGGTGGAGGAGAAGCGTGGTCGGCCCGAGAAGAAGGCGAAGAAGGTGGTGAACAAAGGAGAGATGGTGGAAGAGACGATCGAAGAAATACTGGAAGAGAAACCAAAAAAGGATGTTGCGGCGGTGACGGAAGTAGTCGCGAAAGTGACAGCGGAAGTAGTGCCGGTGGTAACAGCGGTAGAAGAAAAGCCAAAGAAAAAGACAGTGTCAAAGAAGAAGGTACAAGCAGTCGAAGAAGTACCAGTACCAGCAGCAGTAGTACCAGTACCAGCAGCAGTCGTACCAGCAGCAGTCGTACCAGCAGCAGTTGTACCAGCAGCTGAAGAAAAGATAAAGAAGAAGGCAGTGCCCAAGAAGAAAGCAGCGGAAGTACCAGCGGTAGTACCAGTACAAGCGGAAGTACAAGCGGAAGTACAAGCGGAAGTACAAGCGGAAGTACAAGCGGAAGTACAAGCGGAAGTACAAGCGGAAGAAAAGACAAAGAAGAAGGCAGCGCCGAAGAAGAAAGCAGCCGAAGGTGAAGAAAAGCCCAAGAAAGAACCGAAGAAGAAAGAAGGTGAAGAAAAGCCCAAGAAAGAACCGAAGAAGAAGGCAGCCGAAGGTGAAGAAAAGCCGAAGAAGAAGGCAGCCGAAGAAAAGCCCAAGAAAGAACCGAAGAAGAAGGCAGCCGAAGACAAGCCCAAGAAAGAGCCGAAGAAGAACACAGTAGTGGAAACACTTGTGGCGGCGGTGAAAGAACCAGAGGAGGATGAATTGAAAGAAGAAGTGCTGACGGAAGAAGAGGAGGATGAAGAGGAATACGACTTCGAAGAGTGGACCGATACGGATGGGACGAAGTACTACTTGATCAAGGCGAAAGACAATTTGTTGTTAGACTACACGAGCCAAAGCCCAGCGGGGCGATTGGTAAATGGAGAGAAGGTAGAATTAGAAGAGGATGAGGAATGAATAAACAGTATGAAAAAAAGACAAAAAATCATAGCTTAGATGCTGTGATTTTTTCACGGGCCGTAGCTGGTTTCCCCACTCATTTCCGGCCAGGAGATAAAGAGTATATTTTGAATGAAATGGTGGTGTTTTTTGCTAGGGCGGACGCAGAGGGTGGTTATATAGACGAAGCGTAATACAAGGGTTCTTAATCAAATGGAAAATTTTGCTTTTAAAAGCGAAAAGCGAATGCCCCCTATACTAAGGCTTTAATATATATTTTTTTTTTGCAAAAAATTGAATTACTTTTGACTCTATAGTCAATTGTAACTCTCAGCCAAGAAACTTAAAAGAAATGGAAGCCTACCCTACAGCCGTACAAAATGTGTTGTCTATCTATGTGAACAAAGTCGGAGCGCTAGCGAAGAAGGAACAGAAGGTGTTTGTGACCACCGGCCTCTTCACCTATCTCTCAACTGCCGAAGTGAAGCCGCTATTGAATACACCGAAATATGCGAAATTTCGCACAATACTTTTACGAAAGATCCACGAATTCACGAATGACGCGTATGTGCGAGAGAAGAAGAATCACCGCATCCAAGCCGTTATGCGGGAGCTGTTTACCTATCTGGTCCAAGATGACAGTGTGGCACCTCGCCGCTCAGAGCGTCAGAAGGAGCGTGTGGTGCGTCATTTGAATAGCTGTTTCGATTATTGTGAAAGCATCTGTTGTATGAATATCGCAGCCGACTTAAAGAAGTGGAGTACAGTCAAGCCTGGCCAGCAAGAAGTACCACCAGCACCAGTAGCCGCACCTAAGCCCGTAAGTATTAAAGTGTTGCCCCGCCGCTCGGCTCGGTTGATGAAATAAACATATAAGAAAAGAAATAAAGAATAGAGCATATATGCTGTATTTTTTTATGGGCCGTAGCAAGGTTCCCCACCCATATCCAGTCTAGGGGAAAAAGCTCGGTTTTCAATAAGGCTCGGCTGGGAATCTCTCGTTTAATTTTATTTGAAACGAGAGATTCAATGATCAACGACTAGAATTATATTCTTCTAAGTGATTCTGTAAAGCGGCAGTGATACATTTTTTCTTAGAGACAATTTTACCATTTTTATTCATAATTAAATCGTGTTTGTGTAAGAGACCGGTTGTTTGATAGGCAATGCCATCCCAAACTTCTTGGCGGGTGCCCTCGTTTTTTTGATAGGTGACTCCGTTAATAATATAGACACCGTCTTTATTTTTCATATGTTTCTTGAAAGCGGCGATGACTTGGCCAGACTGTATAGGGGCATGCGGTGGAGTGTTAGAAGGGCTTTGTGAGAGACCCATTAAAGTATTACATTTTTTAATAAGTTTTTGGTTTTCGACTTGTAGGCGGTCATTGTCTGTTTTTAAAAGAATAAGCTCATTCGTGTGGTTGGTTGCTTGTATTTCTTCAATATGTTTTTTCAATGCTTTATTCTCGTTAATAATTTTCACATAATTGGCTGGACTGAATTCGAGATCGGCAATAATCTCTCGAAAAAGTTTATCCAAGTCAGTAAAAACCAAGCCATCAATATGTAGTAGTTCGACATATTTCTTGTTTAGTATAATGAGAGAACGCATGCGGGTTGTTAAGAGCGGATGGGTCTTGATCGCGTTTTCAATCTGAAATTTGTTGTCGACCTTAAAGGCATTGACTAACCGAAAATTGGTATAGGTATCTTTATGTGACCGCACCCGCGCTCTCAAGTCATTGGAGTTGCCGAACTTAATTAGTTTTTCTTGGTTGGGGGCAACATTATCAATGAGGCCATAATAAACACACTGGGTGTTCTTGGGGAACTGTTCCAAGATTGTTTTCTCTCGTAATTTTTCTTTTTCTTTCTCCGAGAGAGTGATTTGTGTGGCCAATTGTTGTTGTAATATTGTATTTTTCTTTTCAATTTGTAGTGTGAGTTCCTGACTTTCTTCTTGTAAGACTTCATGTAAGGTTTTTTCCAGTTTCAGATAGTAGTCATGTATTTCATCCGCTTTTTTGGTGCCGGCTTTGAGACAGAAGCGTTTGAAGGTATCAATCGTTAACATAATTATTTCTTTATTATGACCTCCTCTGGTCTCATTTTTTGCTCCTGATGCTTCAGGAGCAAAGATTTTATAATCAGTTTCTATAATAAATTGTTTTTCTAAGAGATACTTTGCATTATGTTTTTTATTAAAACCCAGCCATTCCCAAACGTTATCTAAATCAATTACAAAGTCTTTAGATGAATCGTGCTTTAAATAGCAATAAAAACTGGCGACAAACATGTGTTGTTCATTGTCAGAAAAATTCACTTTAATCTTATTCAAAAGCTTGTGCTGGTAGGTCTTAGAGAGCCGAGTGATTGGATTGTTCTCAATGAGATCAACGATGTTGAGAGATGCGTCCATGTTATACTATAGAACATACGATATCTTTATGTTGTTTGAAATTATAATCAAACAACAAATAGAATCTCTCTATAAAAAGAAGGAGGGCGGACGCATTTGGTTGTACCACCGCATCCGAAGTAAAAACCACACCAAGCGGGGGCGTGGGGGCGTCCCCCAAAAATTGAAATACTTTTCTATAAAAAACCAAAGAGTAAAATCAAACCGAAGATGAGTCATTTACAAATATTGAACGCATTGGATCTCTTAATAGAGTATCCCGACCTTATGGAGTATATCAAAACATTTGACAGTCCGGCTGGCTTTATGTGGACCAAGGAAACCGACCCAGAGCGCATCGACTATGTAAACCGGCTGGATGAATTATTAGATGCCGAAAGTCATAGTGGTGGTTCGTGGGGCTGTATGCTGCGAGGGATTCAAGCAGTTTTAAAAGGCTTCATTACGGTTGAGTATCTGGAAGAGCAAGCAGCCGAAGAAGTGGAACATATGAAGCTAATGCGTGCAAAGAATGTCGAACTACGAAAAGCCCGAGCAGCCGAAGCCGAAACAAAGAACCTTATAGATAGTGATTGAAATAAAAAATATTTTTTATTCAGTTTCATAACCACTATCGCTATCGTCGTCGTCTTCTTGTTCTTCTTCGTCTTCGTCTTCCTCATCATCATGATTGATTTGCCAACAAGGGCACTGCGCATTCCCGTCCCAGATATTCCCACAGTTATCACACTGTTCCATCAGTTCTCCATCCACTTCAATGAGCGTCATTCTTTTTTCAAATACTTTTTGATTGAACTTTTTTCTTATAAAGTAATTCAATTTTTTGCTCGATATAGGGGGTATTTTTTGTCACCCATATCTGGTTTCCTCACTCATTTCCGGCTTAGAGGAAAAGCTTGCCAGGAGATAGGGTCCAAGCTTGGATCGGAGTCTCGGGGGGCAGCTTGGGTGAAAGGGGACACGGGTGATTAACCTCTATTAATAAGATGAGCGTAACTCTTGCTTCCGGTCGAGGTTAAAATTTTCAACAGCTTTTTCATATAATTCTCTCTCATATTGGTCCATTCCACAGTCTCCACATAGTTTCGCTTTACTACATACTTCGTCGTAAATACATACTTCGTCGTAAATACATACTTCGTCATAAATACATACTTCGTCGTAAATACATACTTCGTCGTATATACATTTATCGGCAACGGGCGTAGTAGGTTGTTCCATCTTATTTGTATCCATCTTATTTGTATCCATCTTATTTGTATCCATCTTATTTGTATCCATCTTATTTGTATCCATCTTATATGTATAAATAGATATCAATTTTAAATAATAGCCTTCAGCTCTGCGTATTTATCCAACATTGTTTTGGTATAGATAGCACCCGCCTCTTTTTTTTGTATTTGATAGTCTTCTTCACTCAGGTCACCATTATTCAATTGCCTTGTGAGATTTTGTTTGATGCGTGTAAAGCCCATTTTGATTTCGATTTCCGAAACAATATGATGGCATGAAAGACAGAGCAATTGGCACATATCAATCTCTCGATAAATATCTTCTATAGAGCGACCTTCATTGACCATACTACATACACTATCACCTTTTTCAAACATATTTAGATGGTCATGGTGATAGCGCTGGTCTTCTGATGTCTTTGCTATATCACATATCGCACATTGATATTTTTTATATGCGTATATATGCGCCCATAAAGCTACCCGGTCTTCCGCATAAGCTGTCCAACAAATATCACACAACAACTGACCTTTCCATGATCGCGCGGAATTCGATTTGATCATATAGAGTGGCGTAGCACATTGAGTACATGGTGTCGCCATTTCTCTCAAGCGCGTCAGAAACAACCCCACATCCAATACCTTTACACATAATTCAATAGGTGGAATTGTATTATAGAGGGTTTTACAATAATTTGTGGATATATTCAGTCGTTTGCTTAATTCATTCATATGTTCATCGGTGGTTTTTTCTGATCCGGCGGACAGCATATAGTGTTTAATTTTTACCAATCTCTCAATTCGCACTTTACAAAGCACATCATTCTTGTCATGACCGAGTTCATGACAATCCTTACATACTTTATAAGGTTTGTATTTGGTTTTTTTTAATTGGCATAAGACACGGTTTTTCAAACATGTATGACATGCGTTTGCTATACACCATGTACCTCCTTTGTGGTGCTTGATCTTTTCAGGCATTTTATGTCATCAAGCTGACTTGTAGAAAAGTATATCAATTTTACATGGTGCTTCAAATTTAAAAGACCATATATATATAAATGGGCAAATTCGAAAGTATCATCGGGGTCGCAGGTGTATTAGGGTTAGTATCCTTTAGCAGTTTGGTCCAAAAAATATACCAAACACAAAATACACACAGTTTGCCATGGACCTGGATTACAATGAACTTGGGAGCTCAAATTCTTTCATTCATCTATGGAATAGCAAACAATGCGTATGGTATTTACATCCCTAACTTTTTGTTTATAGCAGGTTTAGTTTATATTCTTTATGTTAAAATTACACATCCCGAACCAAAAGAACCACCAAAAGAACCATCCAAAAAACTTTAGAAAAATTATATTTTAAATATATATAATGTCTCTCGTTCAAAGTTTTAACAGCCTCTTCGCTCCTATGGACAAAAAATACTGTGAAGTCTTTTATCTCTATTCCGTGTTTGCCTTTTTCATCTTGGTGGTTGCCATCATTCATTTCTTTTTCCTCTTTACAGATAAAAAAAATAATAAATACATGTTTTTTAGTTCTCTTTTAGGAATAGTAGTTGTATGGCTCCAATATATTATGTACCGCTTGTTTTACAATATGTGCAAGTAGGGGGCCAGCCCCCTAAGACCCCCGTAGGTGTATTAGTATTTAAGTGGCGGATTTAGGTTACGGATTCAGGTGACGGATTTAAGTGGCGGATTCAGGTGACGGATGCGTCCGTCTTATTTGAAACCGATGCGTCCGCCCTCAGCATCCGCCCTGAGCATCCGCCCTGAGCATCCGCCCTAAGCATCCGCCCTCAGCATCCGCCCTCAGCATCCGCCCTCGACCTCTAAGGGGGGTCCTGGGGGCTTGCCCCCATAATGGGGGGTCCTGGGGGCTTGCCCCCATAATGGGGGCTTGCCCCCACACCATAATCTCTCGTTAATATATAAATGAGTAAGCACTTGGCTTATATATTAACACTTATAGCTCCTGTTTTTTTTATATTTCCGTATGGGAAATACCGCTGTACGCACAAATCCTTCAAGGACCCACTTGAAACTCAACTGTTCTTGGGTTTAGATGGCTGGTCCGCTACACATTTTTGTTTCTTTTTCATACTGGGCTATTTCTTTCCTAACACATTTATCTTTTCTATGGCAGTTGGTATTAGTTGGGAACTCTTTGAACATTATTATGGGAAGGAACGGCCGGGTTGGTTAGGTGGCTATGGGGATTGTGATGATTTAGCAACCGATCGAACAGAAGGCAACTGGTGGTATGGCAAATGGACAGATATTGTATGTAATACATCTGGGTTCCTTCTGGGGGCAAGCCTCCACAAGGGGGCAAGCCCCCTGACCCCCCTTTTGAAAAAAATGGTAAAGAAACGATAGGGATGGAACCCCTTTTGAAAAAAATGGTAAAGAAACGATAGGCGGACGCACTAGCTGGGGGTGTAAAACCTTTTGAATGGGGGGTCAGGGGGTGGAAACCCCCAGGGTGTGCCCCCTTAGTTGAGAGACAACAAATACAACAATTTATTAAACGCAGCCAAGATTTCATCGCGTATAGCTAACAAATCGGTATTTATCGTCATACCTAGATAGTCATTCATATTCAGTAAAAAAGTTTTATAATTTTCAACTTGCTTTATAAAAGCTTCATTATTGCTATATATCGTCAATTTCATCATGGGGGCATTCAACAATTTAGCACGACCACCCATCTCTCGTTTGCCGAGCATCACCTCCACAAATTCATCAATCTTTTCATTCAATGTACCATAGAGTTCATCGGTAGCTTTATGCGTCGAAAAAGAAGTGGTTTTCCAGTGGTAGAGTTTGACTGTATTGAGCATATGTAAGAAAGTGGGTACGATCGCATGCGAAGCCGATCCTTGCTTTCTGCCACCTCTCCTACGCGTTGGTCGCCGTCCAGTTAAAATGTTTCGCCGCGTCATATATATATGTGGAGATATATATATGGCTACAAAAAGAAAATTAGAAAGTCCTGACATAGCAGATCTTGACACACATAAAAAACACGCAGGAATCGACTGTAAGAAATTAGACGACATATTCAAAAAAGCTACTGAAGACAGTTTGGAAAAATCACGAAAACTCAAACAATGTAAGTTTGATACTAAAACAGATGAGTGTTATCGAAAAAATCCAGATCATTTTAAAGAATGTTCTCATAAACATCACTGTAATACGAGTAATATTGCGGATTTCAAAGAAGATACAGATACATTCTTAGAGAATACCTATAACATTTACAGATGTAATAATAATGATTTTTCGAGTGCATGGCATACTAAAGTTGGTGCCGATCGGGGAGAACATAAAGCACAATTAAAAACATTTACCTTTGACGAATACGATACCTTTATATTTTATATGTTATCCAATATAGCACTACATTTGGATGAATACGAGAGAAAGTATGGCAAAGCCTTTCTTCAAAGTATGTTATTCGCATTTGAAACAAATGACAACACGGGTTTATTTCCAATTAAACAATTTGGGTCCATACGCAAAGTATTTACACGATATGCGCCCATCGAAAGAGAGAGCGGGCAAATCGATTATCGATTAAGCAATACGACACTTCGTGGTATTATAGAAAATAAGTCAAAGAAGACAAATTCGGGTGGCACATTGAAGCGTAAAAGCACATTGAAGCGTAAAAGCACAAAGAAGCATAGAAAAAATAAGCAAATAAAAAGAAAATGAGAGAATATATAAATGAATAAATATCTCTCAACATTGGGTTATATTGGACCCAACAGTTTACTCGCTTTGATTCTTTGTGTCTTCGCTTATCAACATATTAAGAATCCCTATATGTATGTGGCAGTTATCGCATGGCAATTTTTGAGCCATTTAATCAATATCTCGATAAAAAATACTCTACGATCCCCACGACCAGATAGTGAGAAAGACCCCAAGTTTTCAAATTTGAAACCGACCTTTGCGAATTTTATTACTGTTCATAGAAACTATGGTATGCCATCGGGTCATGCGCAGGCAGTCATCTCAGAAGTCACTTTTATCGCACTGTATTTCCGTAACCCTATATTAACCGCAATAGCGGCAGCACAAGCATGTTTAACCCTTTGGCAACGGTATACTACCCGCCGGCATTCGGTGAAACAATTACTAGCGGGTAGCATAGTAGGTTTTCTGATTGGCTCGCTCTTTTATGTTGTATTTAAAAAAAACATACCGGATAAAGATTTGATAACATCGTTATAAATCATAAAAAATCAAAAAATCGAGAAATGAAATACCAAGCGCAGCAGCACCAGGCACAGCACCAGGCACAGCACCAGGCACAGCAGGCACAGCAGGCACAGCAGGCACAGCAGGCACAGCAGGCACAGCACCAGGCACAGCAGCACCAAGAGCAAGCACAGAAGCATCATCAAGCACAGGATCTTGCATGATATTTACAAATAGACCAGTCCAAATATGTATATCTTCTTCTACATCTGAATCGACCAAATAAGGCATATCACTATAATCATCATTGTAATAAGTATAATAGGGTGTATATACAACCGGAAATTTAAAGTTTATTTTCGTTAAAGCTTCGACTAGATCATAACGACATAAAGGACATGTATACAATTTCTTCTCAAATGCTTGATTTAGACAAGTTTGATGAAAAAAATGTTTACAAGGTAGATATATAACCGGTTTCATATAGAGAGATTCGAGACAAATAGAGCAGTTTTCTGTTTCATTTTTACATCTTTTTTGTAGAATAATACGGGAATATTTAGCTGCTATCGCTTGCGCCATTATAATATCGTATAAAATAAAGTTTAAATACTTTAATGAAAATAATTTAAAGATATAATCTATGTATATAGTGTGAGTTATAAATGGGTCTCACACCAAAAAACAAAACCTCATGCTTTTTTTATATATAAGTGTTTTTTTTGTTGTAGCAAAGGATACTAATTTTTTTCTTTTTTTTGTAGGCACGATTAGATGGCACAGCAGATAGCAAGCAAAGCAGATAGCAAGCGCAAATCTCAAAGAGCACAAGACGCACATAGCGCAAATCTCAAAGAGCACAAGACGCACATAGCGAAGCATATAGCAGTAGATAGCAGAGCGCAAATCTCAAAGAGCACAAGACGCACACAAGCGAAGCATATAGCATATAGCAGTAGATAGCAAACGAAGCAGATAGCAAACGCAGCAGATAGCAAACGCAGCAGATAGCAAACGCAGCAGATAGCAAACGCAGCAGATAGCAAACGCAGCAGATAGAGGACGCAGATTATTCAGGGAAGTATATAAGTATATAGGTTAGGATACATCTCCTTCTCATAGCTCAGTGGTAGAGCGGAAGACTGTAATGGTTACTGATATCTTTAGGTCGCTGGTTCAACTCCAGCTGAGGAGAAAAAGGTGGCGCTGCCTCCTTGGACCCCGCCTCGGATGTAGGTTGTGGGACTTGCCCCTCAAATAGAGGGGGTCAGGGGGCTTGCCCCCTTAAGGCCCGTATAGCGTAATGGATAACGCGCAAGGCTTCTAACCTTGAGATTCAGGGTTCGAGTCCCTGTATGGGTACACAAACGAAGTACATAATATAAAATAACCATGATGTTTATTTTATATAAATCATATAAAGATATACTCATAATAGATAACAATAATGGAAACAATTTTAAACATGATACACCCAATATTTACAAACAAATCATCACTAGAGAAGTGGCTACCACATATAAAATCCAATACAATTCGTTACCAAAGATCATGTGATGAATTCGTCATAACATATTTACCAAAGACAGGTGAATTTGAAATAACAGTACCACTCAAAGATGTATTCTATAAAAACAAATTCACTAATCTAACCGCGGCAGCAGAGTATATACAAATGCATTTGAACTATTATCAAAATCGTCTATGAAATAAGCGTCTATGAAATAAGCGTCTATGAAATAAGCGTCTATGAAATAAGCGTCTATGAAATAAGCGTCTATGAAATAAGCGTCTATGAAATAAGCGTCTATGAAATAAGCAATTTTTCAATTTTTTTTATTTTTGCAAAAAATTGAAATACTTTTGGTCCAAGAATCAAAACCAACCAAAACGAACCGATAAAGAAACGAACGAGAATGTCTTTTTGTAAAGTATGTTATGATGCGGGGAAACCGAAAGCCGATTACACGACGCATTATGTGCGGGATAGACCAGGCGGTAAGGTCATTTGCCCCACAATACTAAATCAGAAATGTAACTATTGTAAAAAACCGGGCCATACACCATCGCATTGCCCGGAACTAGAAGGTAAGTATCAACAAGCGAAGCAGGACCAAGGTAAGTATCAACAAGCGAAGCAGGACCATGCGAAGCATGTAAAAGAAGCTACACCACCTAGAAGCATGCGTCAACAGCGTGCGGCCAAGTTATGTGAATCACCACCTCCACAGAGAAGTGCGCTTCAAGAACGCGCAGCTAGGTTATGTGAATCCCCTCCTCCTTTTGAAAAAAAAAAATATTTCAAATCGTTATCGCAAAGCGAAGCAGTAACGCAAAGCGAAGCAGTAACGCAAAGCGGACAAAGTGACGAATTGAGTGAAAATTTCCCAGCAATTGGTGGCCATACCGATAGTGGTAAAATCATTAGACCGGCGCCAGTAAAAATGAATGTATGGTCATCGATTGTCCAAGCGCAGCAGATACAAGCGAAGCAGGTACAAGCACCGAAGGAGCACGAGCAGATACAAGCACCGAAGGAGCACGAGCAGATACAAGCACCGAAGGAGCAGATACAAGTCGAAGTCAATACATACACATACAGTTCTTGGGCAGATTGTGAATAAACTATTTTTTATTTTGAAAAAAATTGAATTACTTTTTCAATAAAAACAGTAATCAACCCCAAAACCAATTGATAACGAACGAAAAAAAAATGAATATGTTTAAAAATTATGTGAGCCGCAATAAATTACTCGTCAAACCCTTTCAAACGGAGTGTTTTGAATGGTGTTATGATAAGGAGCACATGAGCGAAGCACAAGAGCAGCACATGAGCGAAGCAGTACAGCCAAGCGTAGCACAAGAGCAGCAGAAACAGGTAGTAAAGAAAGGTGGTATTCTCGCTCTGGAAATGGGCTTAGGCAAAACTATCATTATGATCGGTCTGGTGGAATGTAATATCAAAGACCATACATTGATTGTATTGCCGAGGTCTTTACTAGACCAGTGGGAACAAAGTATTATTAAACTGTGTGGATATAAGCCATTGGTGTATCATGGCTCACGAGGCAAAAACATGAAAATGACACTAGCTGAAATCAAAGTCGCTAGCAAAATCGTTATTACCACTTATGGGCAGATGTCGTTCCCTTCTGAAAAACAAATACGGAAAGGGCGGAAGCTATCACTATTACATGCGATTGTATGGAATCGTTTGATCTGTGATGAAGCACATCATGTGAGCCATAAGAATACCAATGAATTCAAAGGTATCAAAGCCCTTCGGAGTGAAATTACTTGGCTGGTAACAGGCACC